GGTTGTCTGCATTAGTCCATCGGATCGTGAGATCTTCCTCATACACCCAGACGACGCGCTGGACGCCCCGCTCGTTTATGGTGTAATGGTGATAGTAAAGGGGATCGCCTTCTGGCGTGTGCCGGGTGGCGGTTTCGGCTACAATGTCAAAGTTGACGCCGTGCTCATTCATGGCCGGAGTAAGCAGCCGGTACACGTCGCTAATCTTTGCGAATTTGTACTCGACACCCTCTGAGTGCTTAGCTTTTACAATGGCCGGGATCGCCTCCCGGAGCTTAATAAACTTTTGTTGCAGAGTGAGAGCCTTCGGCCGGGGCGTTTTCTTTGCCGTTGCCTTAGTGGCCGTCGGTTTCGTTTCCGCTGCTTCCTGCGTCATGGTCTGCCTCCTTAAAGAATTTGTGGTTATTGATTGTCATTACATACGCCTGCGACTCGTGCCACTCGCTGTCGGTAAGTGCAGGAGCATAAAAGTATTTGATCGGCTCCGTTGTAGCCACATATCCGAAGTCAAACACGGCCGTGACGGCTTCCAGAGCCTCGTCTGAGGGCTCCGGGCGTCTTTTACTGTAGGAGTACATGCTGAGGACTTCGTGCGGCCGCATGTCGGTGTCCTCGCACGTCTGGAGTATGCACTGGGCTACGGCCACCTTGCCCGCGAAGGGCTCGCCGTCGGCCTCTGCTGTGATTACCTGCGCGATCTCCAGCCTCTCGTCGTCGGTCAGGTTGTAACGCTTTTCAAACCCTGCCTCAGACGCCCACGCAGCTGTGAGCTGTTCCATGTCTACCGCGTAGCCTTCGCCGTATTTGAAAATATAGCCTTCCGGCTCCACGGCTGCCTCTGTGGCTCTGGTTTCTGCGGCTGCTTCGGTATCGCTGCCGCGGTTGATAAAATGCGACACGCCCCATACTGTGAAAGCTGCCGCTCCGAGGATCAGGAGCGCCGCCCCGATCCGGGCCCAGTTATAACGCTTGCAAATTTTCCGCAGGCGGTATAAAATAGGCTTAGACTTTCGGCCATTTCTGGCCGGGTTTCTGGAGCGTGTACCCTGTTGCTTGGTAGGTTGAGGGTAGGCGCTCCTTTTGCTTTGTGCGTACATGTTTACCTCCTTCTTTTCACTCGTGCGGGTAGAGTGTAGCGCGGCGACTGCATATAATCGTTAAAATGCTGCGGCCAGTAGGTCACACGCGGGAGCCGGTCGCCGGTGACTCCATACTTCGGGTTATATCCGAACACATTGACATAGCTCAGCAGATCGGCCCGCTCGTTGTCCATGGCCTTGCACACTTCCAGCAGAGCCTCCACGTCGTCGATCGCCCGGTGTGAGTTCTTTACTTTGTCCTCCAGCTTATAGGCAGCGATCGCGTTCGCCAGCTTATGCGGGTATGCCCGGCGGTCTTTGTAAACGGTGAGGCTGTCCAGATAGTCGCAGCGGCTAATCCCGGCTCCGTTTATGGAAAAATTGGTTAATCTTCCCAGCATTTCACGAACGAACAGAAGATCAAACTGCGCGTTATGCGCCACAAGCAACGTCCCTCCGGTGCTGTAAATCATTTTTGCGAAGGCTGCGGCAGCGTTTCCCTCCGGTATGCCTTCGGCTGCGAGCCTTTCGTCGGTGATCCCGGTCAGTTCCACGATCTTGTCTGGGATCTTTTCGCCTTCCGGCAGCTTTATGAACATGTCGGCCCGGTCGGTTTCTATGAGGGAGCCGTCCGTTGCCTTCTCGATCCGGATCGCTGCCAGTTCAATGATCCGGCAGCTTTTGGCGTCGAGGCCGGTCGTTTCCGTGTCAAAGAACACGGCCGCCTCGTACCTCTGGAATATGTCGCGGAGGTTATTCATGGTCGCCCTCCTTTTTGATCGTGATCGAGGTTGTCATGGCGAGCTTTGTCTGCTCGAACGCCTGCCTCATGACGTTGGCTGCTATGTTGAGCTGTGCCAGCTGTGAAGCGATCCGCAGCGTCTCCTTGATTTCTTCGTCGCTGGCGTTGTATGCCATTTTCTCGAATGTGAGTAGATCCTTGCCGCCTGCGGCTGTGTAGATCTCCGTCAGCACTTTGGTGATCATGAGCTTCACGACTCCCGGCAGCGTGTCCGGCAGAGGGAAGGGCCAGTTTTCTGCTTTGTCTTTCTGGTTCGGTTTCTCGGCGTCGTCCAGATGATCCAGATCGCCAGAGTCTCCAGAGTACCGGACTAAAGCGGAGCGGAAGCCGATGCTCGCGCCGACGGTGGAGCGGGAGTCGAGGCCGCTGAGGTAGAACACGCCTGCGTTCGTGCCGTCGCTCCAGTTGCCCCCGCGATACACGCAGCGTTCGCCGTCGGTGTCCAGCCAGAAATATTCCTCGCTTTCATAGCCGGGCGCAGGATAGAGGCCGAGCTCGATCAGCTTGTCCGGTACGTCCATGTCTGCACGCTCGTGAAGGTCGCAGAACGGCACGCCGTCGTAGTCCTTCCCGTCTGGAGCAGTTGGCTGCAGCACGATCTCGCCGTCTTTTACGTTGTAGTAAACCGGATCTCCGTCTGGTGTATAGATTGCCGTCCACTCTTTCGAGTCTGGAGACTGATCCGCGCCTGCTGCCGCTTCGTTGTTCGGTATGATCTGTACCTGTCCGTTGAGGAAGCGGACGCCTCCGACGTGCTCCCAGACATTCCCCACCATGTCGGCCACGCCCTCCGCTGTCCGGTCGTGGTTCCACTCGATCGGGCCGGAGCCTGTCAGCGTTTTGCCGTAGCTGTTTTGGTATGTAGTGCCTTTTTGCTCCGGGTGGCTGTGGCTTTTGCCGCTGTTGGTGTTTCCGGTGGGCACGGTGTCGTTCTCCCAGCTCTGGCGTGCCAGCGCCGCCCACTCGTCGTTAGTGATAAGGTGCCAGCCGGGGCCTTTTGCCTCGCAGAGCCGGATCGCCTCGTCGTGATTGACATTGACGGCCGGAGGCATGAAGGGGAGAGAGTAGGGCCTGCCGTCGATCATGGTGTTGGGGTACTTGCTGATCGCGTACTCCTTCACCTTCCTGCCTTTTAATGTGTCCGGGAGCTTTAGCTCGTCCGGTGTAAATACCACCAGAATGTCCGGGCGGCCCCGGTCGTCAAAAATAACCTCGTTTCTCATGTGTTGCTCCTTTCTATGCGTTTCCATTTGCTCCTACACCGCGGGCAGCGGTAGCCGTACCACGGTAGGACTAAATCTTTGCTTACATTCCATTCCAGCCCGCACTCGCCGCATACCTCGTAGCGTGCCCCTATGCGCCGGGCATGAGTACGGGCTCGCGCCGGTTTCCGGTTGCCAGTTTTCCGGCGCTCTGTGCTGCCGGATCCGGTTCCTGCTGCCTGTCTTTGCAGTCGCAGTGTTCGCCGTGGTCTAAATGTGCTCCGCACTTCGGGCACTCATGGTATGGCTTACTCACGTTATCACCTCCAAAGGATCGGGCGCAGCTCTGAGGCTCTCAATGAGCTGCCGCATGAGCCGCTTCCGGTATTTTTTACGCACGCGGTACTTTTTGGTGTGCTTATATAGGTGCCACCATTTCGGGTGGGTGTTTACTGAGTAGAGCATGGCGTCCATGAATTTGCTCAGCGACTCGGCCGCGATTTTCGCAAACTCCCCGGCTGCCTGAACAGCCCAGTCTATAAACTCCCGCGCCTTTTTGGCGGCGTAGTCGATCGCGGGCTGAACGGTCTTTACTACTTCCTGAGCGATCGCTTTTGCCTGATCTGGGCCGATCGTCAGCGTCAGCTCCATGGTTTCCTCCGGCTCTGCCGGTTCCGTTTCCGGTTTGTCTGGGATCGCGGTTGAGTCGCTCAGCAGATTGTAGCCATTTTCATAATGCCAGCGGATCCCGGCCGCGATTTCGAGCGCGTTCATATCCTCGCCGAAGTGTCCGCAGTAGTAGCCGTTCAGCATAACGGCGTTCGGATCTTCCTCTAAAACCTCATGGGCCTTTTCCAGATCGTCCGGCTCGAAGGTTTCCGTGTCCGGATCAAGCCATGCAGCGTACCCGTTCCAGCTGCGCCCGGTTTTCCATATAATCACCCACGCGATCCCGTCCCGGATCTCGTCGGAAAACTCTTTTGCTACTTCATTGAGTGCTGCCATGTCTCTGCCTCCTTTCTGATATGCACAACGGTTACAATGTCCTCGACTTCGTGTTGCGTGATGTATGTGTCGTCTGGGCTCAGCCCGATGAAGTTCAGCAGCGGATCGAAGCCGTCGAGCATAAGGCTGGTGACTGCTACCGCGTTGAGCCGGTAAACGGTTATTTCTACAATGCAAGGGCGGTCGTCTGCTTCCAGTACCGCCGGGAATGACGCGCGGCTCAAAAGGGCGGCGTCATATCTAAAGTCCTTTTTCATGTCTGTGTTTTCCTTTCTGCGACGTCACACCTTCACGGCTTCGGCAAGATCCGAGTGATCGGCTTCGTCGGCTTTCCTTCCGCGCCTTTTGAAGTTCTCCGCAAGGCGGCGCTGGGCCAGTGTGGCGCTATACTCTCGCCGCATGTTCCGATCGAGCCCTCCGGTTTCACCTCTTTTCAGTTCCTTGTAGACAGTGGCTACATGGACGCCGATCTGGTCGGCTATGTCCTGAACGCGGTCGCCTTCCAGATAGAGGGCCTCCAGCGTCTGCCGGTCTGCCAGTGTTAAATATCTGTATCCGCTCACATTTTCACCTCCTTTGCGGGGCCCTTGCCGCACCCGGCCACTTTGTAAAATCTGCATTGTTGGGCGTGCGCTTCTCAACCGGCTTTCACGCGATCCGGCGGGTGCTTTTTTGTCGGGAGGCCCGAACCGTATCAGCTTTCACCTTAAAAACTGCAAACCTGTTGAACGACATGGAGCCTTTTAGAGCGTTGCTGCTCTCCACCGCTTCCGGGTTTTCACCTTAAAAGCCCGGCAAAACCTGTCAACCTACACCGCACAATACAGACTTTATAAAGTGGCCGTGTATGGCCTTTTTTCTCTGTTTCTGGGTAAAAAAATAATGCGTCGGGAGGCTTTCGCTTCCTTTCGCATTTAATGTTACATTTTTCATGGGTAAATGTCAAGAGTAAATGCGAAAAAAGTCAAAAATATTTTATAAGGCCCCACTGAGGGCCTTTATTTCTGCCTGAAATACTTCCTCCGGGGTGTGCCAGTTGAACATTTTCCGGGGGTAGTCGTTCATCCAGCCTTCTATATAGTCGGCTCTCTCGTCCGTCATGTCCTCGAAGCTTGATCCCTTCGGAGCATGGCGGCGCACGAGCTTGTTCTGGTTTTCGTTGCTGCCGCGCTCGTATGCACTATACGGGTGGCAGTAGTATAACTTCGTCCTTTTCTCGCCTTCGCGGAGGCTGCTCCGTTCCATTCCTTCACAGTTTGCAAACTCCGATCCGTTGTCTACCGTTATGCTTTTGAAGATCAGAGGGAAAAGCTCGCCGTATCTCTTTTCCAGCGCGTCCAGCTCGGCCACGACATTCTCCGCTTTCTTTGCTTCCATTCTCCGTGTGATTTCCCGGCGGCTGAGCCGCTCGGTTAATACGAGCAGCGTTGTGGTGCAGCCCTTGGCGCTTTCCACGCAGTCCATTTCCCAGTGGCCGAAGGTTTCCCGGCTATTGATTTCTTCCGGGCGTTTCTCTATGCTTTCGCCTTTTGGCGCTCTGGACTGGGCTTTTGTATGCCGGTATTCTCGTTTACGGCTTCCTTTTACCGGGAGATCTTTGTTTGTGATCCGGAGAAATACGCCTTTTTCTATGTAGCTGTAAAGAGTGTTTACTGAGATCGTAGTGTTGAATTTTAAGCCTTTCGCCTTGATCCTTCCCAGCACCGCCGCGGGGCTGTATTGCTCGTCAGCGATCTTGTGCTCGATATATTCGGCGAGCTTGCGATCCTTCCCCAGTTTCAGCTCCGGCCCCTTGGCTTTCAGGTTCTCCCGGTACCGATCGTGGGCTATGTCTGGGCTGTATCGGATCTCCGTCGTCCAGTCACTATTACGGTGCTCATACTGTCCGCGTTTTTTCTCCCGGTAAATGGTCGAGACATGAACGCCGAGGCTCTCTGCGATCTCTTTTGGCTCCTTTCCGTCTTTGAGTTGCTGCTCCATACGCAGCCGATCGGTTTTTGTTAAATGTTTGAAGCGTCGCGCCATGTCCTTTTTCCTCCCTAAACAAAAATAAGGGAGCGGCCGCAGCCACTCCCCGTGTGTGTTTCCCTTATGCGTTCTCTCTTAACATGCGCCGGGCTATGACATATAGATCCCTCGCAATCTGTTTTTCGTCGTCGTATGGAGTCAATGCCCGGATCAGTTTGATTGCGTTTATAAATGTGATATTTTCCAGTTTTATCCCTCCAGCTTCCAGCTTTTGCACCCACCGAGGGCTGACGCCGATCTGATCAGCGAGCTGTTTCTGCGTGAGTCCTCTCTGTTTTCTTATTTCCTTAATCTCCATGGCTTACCTCCTTACACGCCAATATTGGCGTGCTTATATAATACGCCAATATTGGCGTGTTGTCAAGCGGGTTTTCGTTTTTTCACATAAGAAAAAAGACGGTTTCCCGCCTTTATTCTTCCGCGCTGAGTAGCTGCTCGATCGGTACGTCCAGCACCTCAGAGAAAAATATAAGTTCGTAGTCAGGGACTACTCGATCGCCGGTTTCTATCCTGCTGATCGCTTTCTGGTTCAAGTTTAGCCCGGCAAGCTGTATCTTTGCCGCGAGCTGCTCCTGAGAGAGTCCCGCAGCCTCACGCAGCGCCTTGATTTGAGGCCCCGAAGCGTTGCACCTGCCGTCTTTGCGCTTGTAAATTTTCACTTTTTCAGTGCCTCCTTTTTATGCCAAAGATAGGTAGAACGCATATTGACATTACCATGCTTCGCCCGGTATAATTATCCCAAACATGACTAAAGGCGAAAAAACGCTAATTCAAGCATGTGCAGGAGGTAAAAACATTATGCGGAAAAAGGGCGCAGATCAGAAGCAATCGGAGGCCCCACGGGGCAAAAAGAAGTGGATCATTATCGCAGTTGTGGCGGTCGTTTTGATTGCGGCAGCAGTAGGAGAAAATACCGAAACGCAGCAGCCGCAGACTTCGGGAACGCAGGCCACCTCAGAGGCCCCGGAAACTCAGGAGCCGGTTACTGAGGTAACGAGTGAAACGGAAAACGAAGCGGAGCCAGAGGCGAACACAAGCGCAAAAGTTGACGCGCTGGCCTTAGCTGCGAAGCAAGATGTTGAGGAAAACGGTGTTTCAGACGCGAAACGAGACGAGGCCGTGGCTTTTATTGTAGAGCATTATCCTGATTTTTACACGGACAACGAAACAATGGAGCAGGCCATTTCTTATGGTTACTGGCTTGAATATGCCTATGAGAGTGACGAGTCCGCGAGGGATTATGCAGAGCTTGGCATGGACTTGGAGCAGGCCGTCAAATATGTTTACCGGGGAGCTGAGAGTGTGGAGGACGACGCCACGCAGGAAAACCTCAGTCAGATCCGGGAGGCGCTCGAAGCTATCGGCCAGACTGTTGAATAATAGAAAAATGCCCGGCAGGATTTCTCCCGCCGGGCTTTCTCGTTGTGTGGGGAGATTTCCCACCCTTATTCTGTTTTTACTTCGCTTTCTACCGGTTCGCCTGCCGGTGTCGCTTCGGCTGCGATCTGCTGCACTGCTGTGGTGGCGATTGTGCTCGCTACGCTTGCCGCTGTCGCCGCTGCCGTGGTAGTGGCTGCCTTTTCAACCTCCGGCACTTTAATGTCCCGGCATACCTGCTCGATCTTGGTGTCGAGCCACACGTCGAAGTCTCCGTAAATCTCGCCCAGAGCGGCCACGGTAGTGTCTCCGAGGATTTCCAGCACCTTGTCCCTCGCCTTCTGAAATGCTTCCAGCTGTTTCTCTTTTGTAAATGCTCCCTCGGCTTTCAGAGCGTCAACGAAGGTCTGGGCTGTATATGTCACGGCCTGCTCCACGGCGTCTGTTGCCAGTTCGATATATTTCGAGGCCGTCTCGCTGTTCAGATCTTTCTCGATCTGCTGAGTCTGGCGGCGTAGAAGTGCCACCAGATAGCCGCCGCCTGCTGTAATGAGCAGGCAAAGGATCGGTATGAGGGCGTCAGCGATCTGCTGCATGGTTTCTGTCATTTTTTCCTCCTTTTCGGCACGGTGGAAACGGGCAGGAGTCGCACTGCTCGTCGCAGTGACGGATCCCGTCCCATTTCACAAGTGCCCGTATCCATAAAATTGTTAAAGTTACGAGAATGACAAAGGGGATCAGGTTAAAAAGTCCCTCAATCATTTTGATACTTTGTCGGCGTCCACCCAGCCGTAAACAGTGGAGGCGCTGGTAGTGTGAATGATGTGATAGGGGTGTTTGGCGTTTTTGCTGATCGCCGTTACTTTTGCCGGGCCAGCCTTCGGGCTGCCGGACGATTTTGTCGCCGCCGCACTGCTATAGTGTGGGCCGCCTGCAAACTGGACAATGTCTCCGACTGCGATCGCGGAGCTGGAGCCGCTGGAGCTGCCCGCTCCAATGTCGGCAGCGTCTACCCAGCCGTAAACAGTAGATCCGGATCCGCTGACCGCGATCAGGTGGTAGGGGTGTTTGGCGTTCTTGCTGATTGCCGTGATTTTTGCTTTTCCGGGCTTGCAGGAAGGGCCAGTCGCCGCGTTTGCATTAGTGTAGTGTTTCGTCCCCGTGAAATTCACAATGTCGCCCACCTCATAGGATCCGGCGCTCGTTGGTATCTTAATTTTCTGCCCGACGTTGATCTTGTTCGGGTTTGAAATATTGTTATAATCAGCGAGTGCCTGAACGGTTGTCCCGTATTTCTGCGCTATTTTCGTGAGCGTGTCACCATACACGACGGTGTGAACCGTCTCCCCAGATCCAGAGCTGGAGGATCCGGAGGACGATCCGCCGGAGGTTGTGGAGCTTCCGGTGAATTTCGGCACGCCATAGCCGCGGATATTCTTTCCGTTTACCGTCATTGTGCGGCGTCCCACGGCGTTGCTCATGTTCCCCTCGATCACTTTGAAGGTGGAGCCGCTGATCGTTTCTACAATGCCGACATGATCGGGCCAGCCGGTATTGTCTCCGCTGCCGGAGTCGTCCCAGTCGTAGAAAACGACGTCTCCGGGTTGCGGCGTGTATGCGTCATTCTCCTGCCACTCTCCGAGTTTCTGGAAAAGTGCAATCATCTGTCCGCACCCGCACTCGGTTGGAATAATGTCTGTCAGCCCGCACTTGATCGCCATAGCCGACACGAAGGTGGCGCACCATGCGTCCGTATATTTTACCTTGTAACCTCTGGCGAGCGGAGTGTGTTCATTGTAAATATCAATGATTTTCTTGTGGCTCCCGTCTGACTCCTTGCAGCCGATATAGGAAGCCGCCGTGTTCACGAAGTTCTGTCTGTCGTTCATGTTATTGCCTCCTTCTGAGGGTGTAGTGGCTCCGGCTTTTGTGTATTTGTCATAATACTTTTGACCGTAGCTCGCCCGTTTGATTTTTACCGTTTCGGACTGATCGGCCGGTCTTTCAAAGTCGGTCAGTACCTTGTCACTTGCAACCCTCACGCTGGTGGCTGTTTTTAGCGCAGCCAGCACGGAGGGGTAGCTTTCGCTCAGCTCTTTGTACAAAAATCCGAGCTGCGCCTCCAGATCCCCGATCGAAGCGCCGAGCGCCTTCACATAGTTGAGCAGCGCCTCCTTCCGGCTCCAGAACGTCCACTGTGCAACGCCGTAGCCCGCGGAGTCATGCACAAAATTGGCATAGCTCCCGGAGTCTACGGCTGCGGTGTATGTGGCGTCCGTGAAACCGAGCTTTTTCTCGTAGGAGTTCTGGAGGTTCTGCGGGCTGATCCCGCTCTCGGCGTATAAGTTCCCCATAAGGCCAGCGACGCCGAAGTCGTTCGCGATCTTGCTTTTGAGGAAGTTCCACGCCTTTTCCTCGTTGTTTTTTCCTGTCAGTCCCATGTGTTCCTCCTTCCGTCAATAGGTTTCAAAGTTCGACGGCTCCGGTTTGACGCCATTCAGAGCCATGAGCTTGATCTTGTTTTCTGCCTTTGCCTTGGTGTAATAGAAGCCGGTCGCCGAGGCCATTTCTGCAAATACCGCCGGGATCAGATAGGCAAGCGCGGAGGTGTCCATGGTGATCCAGATCATGCGGCAGGAAAAGACGGTGATCGCTGTGGTGGCGATACTCACGCCCAGAAAAATGAGCTTTGAAAACTCAACCTTCTTTTTTGCTGCAGCGGCAGCTCGCATTTGCTGGATCTGCTCCCGGAGCTTTTTGTTTTCTTCGGCCAGTTGCCGGAGTTGTGGATCTGGATCCGCCGGATCCACAACGGCGTCCGGCCCGGTGTATTCCTCGCACATGGTTGTCGCCTCCTATTCGTAAATGGAATTGATCCCCTGTTTAGCCAGAAAGTCCTTTTGTGCGTGTTTGACTTTCGAGGCATACTCCAGCGCCGCGTGCATGTTTCCGTTGCAGTGAGCGTCAGGGATCCGCTGCACCGCTTTGGCCGTAGCCTCACCGAGCGCGATCGCAGCATTTACGCCTTGGACGAGGTAAAACTCTTGTTGCTGCCGTAAGTTTTCGCGACTCTCCATGTCCTCGCGCCGGGCTTCTTCCTCAGCCTCTCGCTTTTTGTCCTGCTTTTTGATGTTTCTCTCAATAAGCCAGAAACAAAAGCCAGTGATTGCCGACGGTATGCTCGCGGCGATAATTATTGCGGTTATGTCCATAGGTTCACCTCCTTTGCCTCTGTGGCCGGTTCTTTTCGTTTGAAAACTATATTTTTCTCGATCCACTTCTGGAGCCCGTGAGTGGAGCAGTGGCTCAGCATACCGAAGTAGCTTTGCATGGTGGCGTCTACTGCGTCAAAGTCAATCAACCCCGCCTCGTACTCCTTGGCGATATACCGCATACGCGCCTTCATCTTTTTGACGCTCTGCTTTGTCGGCTTTCGGTAGCCGGGGAAGATCCGGCAGCCTACAAAGGTGATCCCGCGCTTTACGAGTCCGATCGTTGTCTTGCCGTTAAGTTCGAGGTGTAGCTCATTGTTGAGGTAGCCCTCGATCTTCACCTGCCACACGTTCAGCACTGCGGCGTATGGGTGCAGCAGCGCCATGTCGTCCATGTAGCGTTCGTAAAAATGCGCTTTCAGCTCGTGCTTGATATACTGATCCAACTCGTTAAGGCAGACGTTCGCAAGCAGCTGGCTGGTGAGGTTCCCGATCGGCATACCCACCTCAAAGAGCCGCTCCGAAGGCGGCACCTCGTCGGCCGTCTTTCCCGGAGGAAGCCCGAAGGGCGTGTGGTCGCAGTTGATGATCGTCTCCATGAGCCAGAGAAAGCCGTCCTCGTCCGGGTATTTGCGCCGCAAAATACCGAGTAAAACCTTATGGTCTACCCGGTAAAAATACTTTGAAATATCCAGTTTTAAGTAGTGCCAGCTCGGCCCCGGCTTACGGTCAACGAGTGTCGCCCAGTATTGCAGCCGGTCGGCCGCCCTTGTTGTACCTTTTCCCACCCGGCAACCGTAACTATGGTAGATCATACCATTGTCGAGCTCTTTGTTGACTTGGAGGTATACAGCCCACTGCACGACGCGATCCGGGAAGCTCAGCGCCATAATAAGGCGGCGCTTTGGCTCCGAGACATAAAACTCCCGGTATCGGCCCACCTTGTAAGTGCGCCAGATCAGGGAGTTTTGTATTTCAATCAGATTTTCCTCCAGCCTCGCAGAGAAGGCCAGCACGTCGCTGCGGTACCATTTCTCGCTCGCTGCTTCGTGGTATGCGTTCAGCAGATTTTCCCACGAGTATATACGTTCCAGAAGGGAAGGCTTTTCTGCTTCTTTGATAGCCGTCACTCCTTCCATGTTTTTATAAAAAGGCCCGCGTGTGACACTCCTTGAAACGGCCGTCCCCCTACGGCCGCCACGCCGCAGGATCGCGGCCGCCCTTCACCCGCATAAAGCAGGAACGGCCAGCCTGCGCGGTTTGCCCGCCGTTCCCGGTCACTTTACCGGCAAACTGCACGAGCGTTCATCTTTGGCCTTGTCGGCCGGGAAATGCGTCCCTTTTGCCTTTGTGCTCCTGCAAGGCCGTAGCCCGCAGGACATAAGCAAACAAGGCAAGAGCGGAGCGGAAGCCGATGTTCGTGTTGACGTTGGAGCGGGAGTTGTTGCCGTTGAGGTAGAACACGCCTGCGTTCGTGCCGTTGTTCCAGTTGCCCCCGCGATACACGCAGCGCCCCCTTTTATCACGACACATTCCCCACGGGCGTGTTACTCGTTCGACTTTTTCCAGCCGCCCAGCATACGCCCGATTTCGTTCAGTTCCTTGCTCCATACCTCATGGAGTCCCGGAGAGATCAGGCGATCCTCCGGTGAAACTGCGGTATCTACGAGGGAGCGCAGCACGTCCAGCTTCGTGTCCATTTTGTTCTGGAGCTCCACCCGGCGTTGGCCTCTGGCCCGGTTCGCCTCAATGCAGAGCTCCAGCATGTCCATAAAAGCGGCGGTCATGTGCTTGCGGTACTCGAATTTTTCCGGCTTTCGCATGTTATTGGTGCGCTCGCCCACCCGGATCATGGAGCGGACGATCCGCTGCCGGAGCTGTAGGTTGTCCATGTTGTTTCTCCTTACTGTGGTAAAGGGGCGGCTTTGGCGGGCCGCCCCTTAGCCAGATTTTCAGATTGCCAGATTACCCGATTTCCGGGATATAAGCGGAGCGGAAGCCGAGGGTCGTGAGGACGCTGGAGCGGGAGTGGTCGCCGTGGAGGGAGAACACGCCTGCGTCCGTGCCGTTGCGCCAGTTGCCCCCGCGAAACACGCAGCGTTCGGCTACGCCGTTATTCCACCAGAAATAATCGCCTTCGTAGTCAGCTTCCTGAGCGCCTTCGTCCGGGAGAAGGGCAAGGGAGCGGAGCAGGATCTTAGCAGCCTCTCCGACTGCTGCCGCTGCGGTGACTTTTCCGAAGGCGCAGCTGCGGCTTGCGTCCTGAGAGCTTGCGACGGTCGTTGTCCACTGCCATGCACCGCTTACATAGTCCAGCTTCACGGTGCTGCCGGAGAGAGTCGCGGAGCTGTCGCCCACTTCGCACTCAGGCTCTACAAGGGAGCCGTCGGCCGCATTGATAGCCTTCCAGCACACGCTGGTTGTGTTCTGCGGGTTGTCCGGATCCGCTGCGTCGTTGTTGGCAAGGATCTGGAGCTCGCCCCACACAAGACGAATACCGCCCTGCCATTCCCACACGTTACCGTTCAGATCCCAGATACCGCTCAGAGTTTTGTCGTGGCTCCATGTGAGCGGGCCGGTGCCAGTTGCCACTCTGGCCGTGGTGCCTTCCGGCTGATCGCTGTCCGGGCCGTAGAAGCTCGTCGGGATCGCCTTGTAGTTGCTCTCGCGGGTGTCCTTTCCGTAGTTGTTATTCCCGTAAGGCATGAAGCCGTTCTTTTTACACCAGAGGGCGATCGCGGCCCACTCGGCGTTGGTGGAGAGGTGCCAGCCTGCGCCCTTTGCCTCGCAGCGGGAGCGGGCGGTGTCAAAGTTAATGTTTGCCGCCGGATCCTCGCCCGGCAGACTGTACGCTGCCGCGATACTGCCGTCGGTCAGCTGGGTGGTGTGTACGACGTTCTGGTACTTGGAGTACCAAAATCCGGGGATTTCCTGCCCGTTTACAATAAAAGCCGGGTGGGTGCTGTCGTTGCCGCCGGTCAGCACGTCGCTGTTCTTAAATTTCGGGATATACACCATAACGGACGGCAGATCCGCGTCGTCCACAAAAATTTCATTGTTCGGGCACACGCTTTTGAGTGCCAGACTGGAAAGATCAAAGTTTGCCATTGTCATGTCCTCCTTTTTGGTTTATTCAATGCTCCAGAGTACAAGAGTAACGTCGCCCATGTCGAGCGGGTTCTGCTCTCTCTGCACAGTGCTGTTCATACCCTCGCCAGTGCCGGACATGGGCTCCGCGCCTTCCTCCGGTTCAATCGGTGTCTCAGTGTAAGTGGCTGCCGGGATCATTACCTGCGCCACATAGCGGAGCCCTGACTCGGTGCCGATCGTAAGGTTTCCGGCCTTGTCCTTGCAAATATCCACGGTCACGTCCCAGTCTTTCTGGTACTTTGCCGCGTTAATCATCAGCTCATAATCGCCGAAGATCAGGCAGGTGCCCGTCTGCTCGTAGGCGATTTTCGGGCCCGCGTTCTTTTCAATAACCTTTACATTGTTCTGATCTGCCATGGTTACATTCCTCCTTTAATTCTCAGTTTAATAGTGGCAGTTTTGGCGCTGCCGTCGTAGGCTACCTTGAAGCCATTCAGCAGTCTGCTGAAAATCTTCACGTCTCCGACATTCCCGTCATGCTCCAGCACTTCGGCCTCCACGGTGTAGTCTGTGAAGTTTCGGGCCGTATTCAGGGCCACGGTTTCCACTGAGTTGTTGAACGGGAAGCTCTCGGAGTTTTCGAGTGTGATCGTCTGTTCTTCGGTGGCCACCTGATCGGCTGATAAGGAAGCGGAGATCAGGAGAATAGCAGTCGCCAGATGTGCGTCGGAAATACCTTCCTCCATGTTGTTGAAGTGCCCGGCGCTCTGGTCTGTGCCTTCCTGAATGACTTCCTCCGTTTCTTCGTCCACCACTCTGTCGAGCCAGTACGTTGCGTTATACATGCCTGTTTACCTCCTTCCTTTAGGCTGTTACTTCGTAGATCGGGATCGAGAGCTTAATCATGGTACCCTGTCCCTCTACCTTGTTGATCGTGCGCTGCTGATATGCAGCGACTTCCCCGCGTGTGTCAATCAGGCGCGAGGCGTCGATCGTGCAGGCCACGGAGTCCAGTGTCGGGAAGGTGGCGTAGATCACAAGCGTGTCACCTTCGACGAGCTTTTTGTTGATAGCTCCCCGGTGCCAGTTGCCGCCGCTCTGTACTTCTATCGCATGGATCGAGCGGAGCCACTGATCCCTCCGGTGCCCCATGAAGGTGTCGTAAAAGTAGTTCATGCGGGTGTCCTCCTTTCGATTTATTCACCGCAGCACCGCGTCCCGCATTTCACGAAGCCATACGCCACGCTGGAGACTTGCAGCGCTGTAGCTGCTTTGTTTGTGACGGCTGCGCCTTTTACGCCGCCGCCCGGCATGGTTCCGCATTTCTGCGTCCCCGCCTTGATAAGTTGATACAACGAAAAAGCCGCCGCCAGATTGACGCCGACTGTGTGCTGCAGCACCTTCCCCAGAGTTCCGGGCCTTGGATATGTGCCGCAAGTTTGCCCGGTGGTTTTAGGCAGCTCGTAGGGCAGAGCCTCGTCTGTCTGCTCCAGTTTAACCTCCTGCCTGAGCACTCGCCCCAGTGTGGCGGTGTTTGGGTAGGTTCCGGCTTCGCGGGCGAAGTTGTAGCGGATCGCCTGAGTCTCCGCTTCGGCAGTGATCCCGCTTTTTACTATCGCGCCCAGCGTTCCCGGTCGCGGGTATGTGCCGCATGTCAGCTCCCCGGCCTTTGTGAAGCCGTAAAGGTGCGGCGTTTCCTCCGGATCCGTTTCAATGCTTGGCTTCACGACAAAGCCGACGGTTGCGATCCGCGGACGGGTGCCGCATTTTACGAAGTTGTACCGGTGCAGCGAGGTGTCCAGCCGGTACTCAATGCCCGGATCAGGCCCTTGCTGCCAGAAATAGAAAACGCCCGCAAGGTGCGAGCGTGCGTTTTTCGCAGCCTTCACTGCCTCCACAAACTTCTCAAAGTTCTGGGCGTCCGTGTTGGTGTTCGTTGTCAGTGCCACGAAGGTGTAAGGGGAGTCGTACATTTCGTACCACTCCATAACATAGCCCTCGCCGAAGTAGGCAGAGATCAGGCGCTCGACGGCCCACTTTGTCCCGCGCTTGCGCTTGATCTGCTGGGCGAGCTTGATCGTCTCTCTTTTTTCCTCCAGACTCATGCCGGTGGAGTCGTACCAGTCAATGTCCAGCTCCCACGCCAGCTCGTCACATTCCGGCTCGTTGAGGTTGTCGATCTCGTCCCACGTCCGGATCGTCGGGATCCTGCTGCCGGGTGGCTGTATGAGCTTATTCATAGCCTTGCTGAGTGCGATCGCTGCCTCGTCGTCGCGCATGAAGGCGGGCAGGAGCCGCACAAAGTCAAGATCTGATATTTTCATTCCTGCCATAGACTCGCCTCCTTAGTCCTTTACTTTATGGGAAACGGTCAGCTTCCCGGAAAATTCGGCCACGGTGGTGCTTGGAAGTTCGGTATATACCGGTTTAATGATATTCACGCGGGTGGCTCCGGTCAGCCCTTCCTCCCAGTGAGGGCAGAGGATCAGCTTCCGCAAATAGTCCGGGTTTATGTCTTGGTCGAGGCTGGAGCCTTGCCAGTAAATATACTGGTCGATTGCACCGCCGGATCCCTCCACATTCTCCACGACTTCGGACTCGCTCGCCTTCGTTGTCCAGTATTCCAGCTCAATGTCATACTTGAATGTTGTCGGAGCCTCTACCTGCACCAGATCCGTGAGCGGCCGCACGTCGTCGGCAGAACAGGCCGCCAGCACGTCGGCCAGTATGTCCTCGTCTGGGATTTCACCACCGGCGCATATAGGCACGATCTTGACGCGCCCGTACATGTTCCGGGTGATCTCGATCTTTACGGTTTCTGCCTCTGTCAGAGCCCCGGAGAGGGAGAGCGTCAGCAGTTCGTCGTTATATGTGGCGGTGTAGTCTGTTTCCGGCGCGGCTTCCGCTCCGCTTGGAAGGTACACAGTTAAGGTTTCCGGCAGGAGATTGGCACCGCCTTGGAAGGCGTGGCCGTCATATACCGGCAGTGTGCGCGTGACGGTTTCCGTCTCGGACTCTACCACCGCGTCAGTGACGAGCGGGTTTGCGGTCATGGCCCAGTATTTGTAGGCTTTGGCCGGGCCCGCTGTGCTTAGCCGGTTCTCTGCTTCCCGGATCCTTTCCCGGTATGCCTCGTCGTCCTCACGGTCGCCGCCTCCTGCCGTGGCTTCCGTGTTGGTTACATAGTCGATCAGGGGAACGCCCGAGACGTCCACAATCTGAGAGATCTCGCCGATCGCTATGTCGTTGTAGTCGGTGCCGCCGCTTTCTGCTGTGGCCGATACCTCCACATAGAGGCTACCGGCATAGAGCACGACGGTGGCGTCGGTCAGGAAGTAGTGAACGAAGTCATTCGTCACCCGGATCCCGGCCGGTATGACAATATTTGACGCTATGGCTTCGTTTATCCCGAAGCGCAGCGTTGTGGTGGCGAAGGTGGGATCGAGGCGTGGGGTGTCCCGGTTTTCTCCCAGAGCGTCCAGCACGGATCCGCGAGCGTAGCGGAGCATTTTCTGCTTGCAGGCGTCGTTGACGCTGTTATACACGGCCACAATCACCTCGGCCATAGCGTCGCCGAAGATCCGGCGCTCGTCACCCGGATAGAGCGGATCGTTGACTCCGTTTTCCAGCTCGCTGATAACAGTTTCATGCACCTGCTGGGCGCTTGTTTCTATGAATTGGAGCTCGCTCATTCGATTTCCTCGTCCTCCTTTCTTTCCGTGATATTCACGGTCATATTAAATTCACCGGATAAAACGCCGGAGGGATCCGTGACGATTTCCTCAGCGTTTACCCGTGGTTCGTAGGTTTCGAGCACCCACTCGGCGTCGGCTGCTGCCGCGTCGGTGGCGTTTGGCTGGTCGATCAGAGCACCGTCCCGGCCCCTGAGTCTGTCGTATGCCACCTCGCCCCGCACGGTTCGCAGCAGGTTGGCCGCGCACACCTGCGGGAGCCCGTTTCCTTGCGCTCTCATGGCCTCCCTCCTTTACACGAGCGTGACTTCGCTCAGATATACCCAGCTGTTGATCCCGTCCGGGTGTCCGAGCAGCACCTTGTTTTGGCTTTCCTTGATCTGGCTTACCTTATGGCTGCGCTCTTTTACCCAGTTCGGGATCTTCTGGCCGGTTGCGTACCTGCTCCCGGTTGGCTTTACATAGCAGCCGACGGATATTGTCTTTTTCGGCGCTGCCTGCGCCTGCGTGTTTGCTGGCTTGCTTTGGGATTTCGAGGCCGTGCTGGCCTTCACGTTCAGGGCAGTGGTGCTTACCGGCACGCTTGTGGTGTCAGGATCGTACTCCTTAAATTCAAAGGATAACGTCGCCAGCCTCATGCGTCCGAGGTCGTCGATCTCGACATTGCTCACGGACACCTTGCGAAGCTGGAGCTTCGGCCCCAGTTTCTTGCCTCCCAGATAGAAATAATTTACTTTTGTGACAAGCTCTTTCCAGCTTTCGATCTCTGCCCGGACGTCCACGCCTGCGCCGCTGTGCAGCACGGTGGTGAAGCTGAGCGGGAATAGATCCGTGCCTCGCTCGTTGGTGGTTTTCTTTTCCTCGGTGCTGGTGTTGTTGTCAGCTACCTGAGAATAGGAAAAGGCCAGCCCCTCCAGAGCGACGACTTTTTTCTGAGATACGGCCCATGTTTTTGAGCCCCATTTTGCCATTGTCGCCATATTGGCCCCTCCTTATGTTGGCCTGCCGGTGGTGCCGCTTCCGGGTTCTACACCTCCATGCCTGTGCCCGGATAAACTCACGCCGCTGGCGTTTACGTCTCCTTCCGGCACGGATATGGATCCGGCCGTCAGTCCGGGAAGGTAAGCGCCCCACTCGCCGTCGGCCCGGCCGAGCAGCAGCCCGCTGGCGTCGTCAAATTCGACGTATACCACCGGCGTGCCTTTGGAGAGGTTTCCCGTGCTCCCTCTGAGGTGCCACGGGATCACGATCTTGGCGGTCGGTTTGGCCCCGGCGTCGGAGGGAAGCACGCGGGCAGTGTTGCCTTCGATCCCGGCGATTGTTCCCTTGTAGATGTTCCCCATTTAGTAGCCCTCCAGCAGATCCCTGAAATAAACGGTTGACTTGTTCCCTACGAAGTCATGCCGGACTTTATACACAAAGACGGTGCCGTCCCACATGCTTGCCTTCGTCGTTTTTAGAGTCAGCAGGCTGGCGGCTGCGTACCCGGTCATTAAAGCCTTGGAAAATTGCCCCTTTCGTCCGTATTTGTTGGCGTTTCGGAGCAGTCCCTTGGCAAAGCGGGCCGCCTCTGCGTTACTGGTGACTTGGATCGGGATCTCCGGCCGCAGCACGGCGCTGTTTGAAGCGTCTGCCACATATTTGCCGGAGTAGCTCCCGCTTGCCACCTCGCAGGAGCCGAACATGGTGTCGCGGTTGTCCTCGTAGGTAAAGACGCCGTTTTCGTCCACCGTGAGGCTGCCCGCGGGTTCCTGCTGCTCAATGTAGTGCTCGTTATACGCGAGCAGAGAGCCGTCAAAAATAAGCATTTGACAGCCCTCCAGCATACAAAGACGAGAAAAGAGGGAAAAATCCCCCTCATTGTCTTGTTTGATATACGGGTAAACCTGATCGTCGCACCCGTAGTTCTTGAAAGTGAGGCCGTGGTTCCCGGCAAATTCATTTGCCAGTTGAAGGAAGCGCACACCCTCCCAGCTCTTTGATTTCCGGATCTTTGCCGTTTTTGGCATAGACATGGCCCGGATCGTAAAAAGCCCGTTTTCTGGTTTCATGGAGTGAATGAACATTTTTCCGGTATCGCTTGCGCCTTCTTTGAAGCGCACTGTGTCACCGGCTGCCGGTTGCCACTTGCTCCATATTCCCTTGGTATCATTGAAACGGATCACGAGCGTGTCGGCCTGCTTTTCCGCGAACATTTCATGCACGCAGTAGTTCACCGACACGTCGTTGTATATGTCCGTCCCGTTGTAGTAGAAATTCACGAAGCGTCCAGCTCCGGGATTTCTTCGCCCCGACGCCACGGCGGCAGAGTTTCCGGCGTCTCTGCGTCCTCGACGATCGGCAGCCGGAGGGCCACGTTCGCCTCGAAGATCAGAACGTCCGCATAGTCGGGGTTAAATTCAATAATGTAGTGGGCGAGGGTTTCCTCGTTATACATTTGCAGCGCGAGAGAGTCGAAGGTGTCGCCCTCGCGTGTGACGTATTCCAGATAGCCCGTTACCCTACGCATAAAGCGCCACCTCCCTTGCCTGAATAAATTCCTCCAGCCAGTCGAAAAACTCTGCCTCGTGCGCTTTGAGGCAGGCCATGAAGTCGTCGGCGTCCTCGCCGGATCCTTCCGTCTGGATCTGTGGGCTCCATGTGAAGCCGGAAAAATCGTAGTAAATGACGGTGCTCGTGTTGTTGGCGAGACTCCCCAGAGAGAAGTCATCCAGAGCGAGCAGCTTTCCGGCTGTATTCGTGAGCCCCGCACCAGAAGTTCCTCCAGTTGTGCTGGAGGCGTTGAAAACCTCGTGGATCAAAGTGCTTAATTTGTCCCATAGCATTTTCAGGGGTACAACGGCCTCGGCTCCGGCTTCACCGCCTGCGAGGAGGTTGTTTCCAGAAGCGCCGAAAATGGTCGGCTTTGTTAATATACCGCCTTCCTTATACCACTCGATCCCAAAATGCGGAACACTTGGGGGAGTGAGTGAAAAACTTCCGCTTATGCTGATATGTGGAAGTTTAAGCTTCGGCAGGCTCCACGAAAAATTAAAAGCGCTTTTTATTGCGTTAATTGCCGAGCTGACCGCATTTTTCGCGGCGTTTATTTTGCCGCTGATCGCACTCTGAATACTGTTAAAAATATTTTGTACTGTACTGAGCGCCCCGTTCAGCGCCGAGCTGATAGCTGACCGTATTCCGTTAAAAACGCTCGTGACGGTGTTCTTTGCGGAGTTTACGGCGTTGCTGATTGTGTTCTTTATCGTGTTCCACATTCCTGTCGTTACTGAGCTGATCGCGCTCCACACTGAGCTCGCAACGCTTTGGATCGCCGACGATACAGTGCTAAAAACTGATTGAGCAGCTTGGATTTTGCTGGTTATGGCTGTTTTAATGCCTTCCCATATCGTTGAGGCTGTCGAACTGATCGCTCCCCATATACTGCTGGCTGCTGTACTTATGGCTGTCGTTATTGTAGTGAAAGCCATGCGCGCAGCTTCCATTTTGCTGCTGATCCATCCGGCGATTGCGTCAAGAGCCCCGGAGACTGTTGTTTTTATCCCCTCCCATATCGGTATAATAAAGTCTTTACAGTTTTGCCATATCATCTGGAATGGCAGCGTGATGATTTGGAAAGCAGCGGTAAGGATTTCACCGATTGCCATTACACCTACCTGCACAACATTTTTAATGGTTTCCCATGCTCCTGACAGGAAAGAAGTGATAGCGTTCCAGATATTTGAAAAAATATTCTGAATACCGGTCAGCGTGTTGCTTATAAACGAGGCGAGCCCCGTCCATATTCCTACAAAGAAATCACGGATGTTTCCCCAGACAGTTTCCCAGTTAGTACCAAACCACCCTAAAACGGTGTCGGCTATTCCCCGGATCACGTTAATGGCATTTGTGAATGTGTTTACTATAAACTCCCATATTGCCCCAAACACTTCCTGCACGCCCGTCCATACCATTTCCCAGTCGCCCGTAAAAATCCCGGCGAAAATGTCAAATAGTCCGAGAATGACATCAAGGACAACGCTTAAAGTGTTGGAAATTTTCTGAAATACTCCCTCAAATACCGGAGCCAGGAGGTTACAGAAACCGTTCCAGATCGCACCTACCACTTCGCTAAAGTTTTCAAAGTCAAAGCCTAAAGCGTTTAATCGGTCAACAATCCCTTGTCCAAATTCATTAAATTTGTCTTGTATGCCTTCCCATATTCCGGTGATTTTTGCGCGAAAATCTTCGTTTGTTTTCCACAAGTGCGTAAACGCTGCGGCAAGAGCTGCCACAATGGCAATCACAGCCAAAACAGGCGCGGAAATCCTGCCTATAGCAGTAAGCAATCCGGTAATGGCTCCTTTAACCTGCCCTATTTTTGCGACTATTGATCCCCATTGCATAGCTACAATGATTGCGCCGATCGTGGAGAGTGCGATCCCTACCTCTGGCAAGTGAGAGAGCAGCCAGTCCACCGCTGGGCCTACATTTGAATTTACGAAGTTGACCGCGTTTTTCATTGCCGGTGTGAGTTTTTCAGCAATAGGTTGGACAACTTCGGACTTGATTGTGCGTCCCAGTTGTGAGAGCGAGCTCTCCAGCGTATCATAGGCGGCGCTGTCCAACTGTGCCATGGCGTCCGAAGTGCTCTGGATCGCGCCCTGTGTGTCCATAAGGGACGCCACGGTGTCAACGCCCAGATCCTCCCACATAGTACCGAACAGGCCGACGCCTGCCTGATATTGCAGCGTTGCGTCGTCGCACTCTTGTAGGGCCTCCATAACGTCGCCGATCGCAGCCTGAGCCTCCGGCCCGCCCTTGTTGAATTGAGCGATTACTTCCTCGGTATTAAGGCCGAGCTGTTCGAGGTACTCGTTCGCTGTGCCGTCGCTCATTCGTATATTAAACTCCTTTACGGCGTCCCCCAGCTTATCAATGCTCCATGTTCCAGTCTCAGCCCCGTTTGCCAGCATGTTGAACATGTCGTCGGCAGAATATCCGGCGTTCCGAAACTGGACGCTGTACTCGTTGATCGTGTCCAGAAGGTCGTCGTTTTGGTTCAGCCCTTTTTGTGCCCCTTGCACGATAAGGTTAAACGCTTCCTCTGCGCTTATGCCAAACTGATCCGTGAGGCTGTTCGCAGCCCTTAGACTTTCCACTACGTCGAAGCCGAACACGTCCTCCAGCGCGATTGCGTTTTTGGTTATCTGAGCCAGCGAAGCCTTGTCCAGATTGTCGGTCATTTGAATGACGGTGGAGAGCTTTTCCGAGACGTCGCCGAGGCTGTCGCCATAATTGGAGTTGTAAACCTCGTACATGACGTCCTCGAAGCCTTCGAGCTCCTGAGCGGTGGCCCCGGTTCTGGCGCTCAACATAGCAAGTGAGGTGTCTCCCTCCGTTGCCAGTTCTTTGAAGGCGTCCACTGCCTTGTTAATCCCCTCGGTCACGAGATTGGCGAGGACATTTTTCATAACGGTGTAGCCTTCGCTGGAGCTTTCCGCGTCCTGCCCGGCGTCCTCCAGAGAGTTTCCCAGCTGATCCGCCGCTTGCTCGGCGGCGTTTAGCCTCTGCCGGTTCTCGTTCAGGTCGCCGGAAAGTTGGCTGATCTGGCTTGCCAGTTGCCGCGCTTCGGTTGAGTTTTCTCCCTGTTCAAGTGCTACATTGGCATAAGAACGGCGCAGCGTTTCAAGCTCCGCCTCTTGCTCACTGATCTGTTTTTGCAGCCTGCTGTATGCGTCGGCGGTTTCCTGCTGTCCTCCCGCGAGCTTTTGAGCTGCCTCGTGGGCTGCTTCGAGCGAGTCCCTGTTTTCATTTAGTTCGGCGGATAGGTCTTGGATCGTATCTGCGAGCTTTACGGCCTCGTCGGTGCTTTCGGATCCACTCACAATATAATCTTCATACCCGCGCTGGAGATTTTTCAGGACAGACTCCTGCGTGCTGATTTCGGCCGCCAGTTTAGCGGCGGCTCCGGCAGACTCCAGCGTCTCCTGACTCATTTCTTCGAGGCGATCAACGGCCTGCTTTATGGCCTGCTGTAAAGACGGGCTGAGGGAACCGGCGATTTCGATCGTAGATTGTAAGGTCTTGCCCGCCATGTCCTCACCTCCGTTTCCTTACATGTTTGGGCTTGAAATTCGGCCGGTTCTTCTCCATGCGTTTTCTTTCTTCCGCGAGATCCTCGGCCGCTTCTGCGTATTCAAGAATAAAGTCCGTTACTCGCTTTTTTTCGAGGTCGGACGTGCTGGTGTGGTAGACTCTGGCGTAGTCTCGGTAGGCTCGCCGGAGTCGCTTTCCGTTTGTGCTTTCTCCTCCGACGTGAGCATAAAATTTCGCCCGATCCCCATAACCTCCACAACGTCATGCCCCTTCATTCTTTCAAGATCCGAAAAATCGTAGGAAGGATTTACGGCTACAATGGCAGCGAAGCCGAGGTAAAGGTGGAGGCTGAAATCAAATTCAGCCGCCGGGGCAATAGAGAAGTCTTTCCTTCCGGCTGCAGCTTTTCGTTTTGACTCAGCCGTAGCAAAAAGGATCCCGTCGATTTCGTTGGAGTCGTAGGTCACTTCGGTGATTTCTTTACCGTTAATCAGGATCGGATTTTTTAAGTGCAGCGTTCCTTTGATCGGGTTTTTGAGTACTTCGTTCATCCTGTTAAACTCCTTTCAAAAAATAAGCCCGCCAGAGGAAAGTCCGGCGGGCCGTTAATTCAGATATTCATATTTAGAGCAGGTTGTTGATCTGGCTCATGTAGTCCTTGCCGTTGACACGGAGGATCTGGCTCAGTCTGTCCACGCACATGTACTCCGCGCCGTTTGCGTAGATCTGCATACGGGTGACGGTGTAAGTGCCTTCGGCTTCGGTTGCGGATCCGATTTCAACGCCCAGCTCCGGGAGCGCCGCGGGCATAACACGGACAAAAGCCTTGCAGCCCTCAGTCCCCTGGGAACCGTCAGACTTGACGACGTTCTGCACCCAGCGAAACTCAAGGTTCTGCTTTTCCAGACGTCCCAGACGGCTGAGGCCCATATCCACGCCGATCTTGGTTATCGTGAGCTCCATGTTTTCCAGAAGGCCCACGAGCGGCACGGTCATGTTACCCATGGCCATGACGTCAGCGGTCATAAATTCGAGGCCCGGAAGGGTGAAAGCTACGTCCTTAGCCACCAGAGTATTGTCGGCGTAGACTGTATCAGCCACCACCGGCCCTTTAATATCCAGCCATTTTCCCATTTTTCTGCACCTCCTTATTCAGACTCAAAGAAGGACTGGAAGCCTTCATCGGTATAGCACACGCGAACAGTGCCGGATTTGAACGGAGGCGTAGGCGTTGCGGAAATATCCCACACGAAGTCGCCGTTCATCATGTCGCTGGTCGGGTTTGCACTCTCCAAAAACTCCACCGTAGGCGTGCCGATCAGAGCGCCGATCCCCAGAAGGGTGTCGAGCTTCTGCTTCTCAAAGTTCAGGATCGTGTCCTTGTCCTGCGGAGTCATAGGGGAGTCGATCTCCGTTCCGTGATCCAGTTGGAAACTGTTCGTGATGTGCATAAGCATACGGATATTGTTGTCGAAGATTGCGCGGGCGTCCATGCTGCCATTGTAGGTGTAGGCCGCTGTGTGCGGGCCCCAGAGCACCCACTGACCGGCCCAGAAGCAGGCCGTTGTAATGCCTTTCTCATTCAGGCTGTTGGCAGTCTGCTGATCGAAGCCGCGGCTCTTGGAGTCTGCCCCAAAATACTGAGCCGTTGCCATGATCGCCTTATTGGACGGAGACTCGAAGGGCACGCCGTCGTTCTCCAGATCCACGCGCAGCATGGTGGCACTTCCCACGGTGGAGAGGTGGAACACGCGGCCGCTGCCGTCTTTCACCTGTGGCCAGTACACTTTGCTGCGCTCGCTGTTGTAGCCGTTTTCCTCAGCCCACTGCTGAGCCTTCGCGATCGTGTCGATTTTCTGGCTCTGGGCGTCCACCAGAGGAACGTCTGCATTGACGAAGCCGTCCCAGTGGCCGTTGAGCTTCTGAACAGTGCTCACCATAGCCTTGTAAACTTCCGGGATATGGCTCCAGCCGGGTGCTGCCAGAATATTGAGGACGGCATTGTGGTACTGATAGAGCAGAGACATGGCGTGCAGCCCGGTGTACTGGCCGTCTGCCGTTTCCTGCCCGATAATGTCGTCAGACTCTACCGCCGAGGTGTCCACGGTGTTGTAGGTACACTCCAGACTATCAGACTCCAGATCGTTGAGCAGCTGCACCACGACGGTGCCCTTTGTAAAGTTGTAGCTGAGGGAATAGTCCACACCTTCGGCCTTGTCGGCGATCGCGAAGGTGTCCAGAATAATGTCGGAGCTTTCAAACTCCGTTCGGTTATTCTTGAAGGTCAGCGTTTTTGTGGTCTTTTCAGCGTCCTTGTGTACGTCCGGATCGAGGACGTTCACGACATAGATCGGGCCCACATTCCCGACGGTATTGTCAAAATGCTGGGCGAAGGCTTCGCAGAGTGTGAAGTCGGCCCAGTTCTGTGCATATCCGAGCTTGCTCTGGGCGTCGCCCATGTCGGTGAGCTTGATCGGCATGTTGACGAGATCCATGTCGGCATAGCCCCGGATCAGGTTCACCGGTGCGGTGCCGATATAGGCGGCTACGGCGTCGGCCTGCGTGGTGCTTGCCACTTTGCTGTCGCCGATTTCGCCGTAGGATCCATGTTTATAAGCCATAGTTTTGCCTCCTTATCATAAAAAATCTTCGTATTGTTTCGGGGTTGTGGCGGTTACGCCTGCCTCCAGTGTGAAGGTGATCCAGTTATGCCAGTACGGATAATAGTCCCAGATGTTCCCTTCCTCGGTGAAAAGCCCGTACTTGATCCCTTGCTCCTTCACAAGCCGGTGGCCTGCGATATATTCCGCGTTTTCAATTTCCCGCAGCACCAGATCGGCAAAGTTGAACGAGTCCCTCCAGCCGTTCATGTTGCGGGTGTATGTCTTTGCAGCCTCCCCCGTGGCGCGGTAGTAGGAATACCCGCCGAGTGCTGCACTGTTTTGACGAGGGTAGTATATTTCCCCGCCATGTTCTCCGGGGTTCCAGCAGGCAAGGCAGAGCCGAAACTGGAGCCGACGCTGCCGCTTTATGAGGTCGTCGCTCCCCTCCATAAGCTGAGCGCATACCGAAGGGATCGGGGCCGGTACATTCGGCGGCAGCCTGTCCTTTCCCGGAGTGTATAAGGGGAAGGCGGCCGGGTTCACAAACTCCACGTCGTAGTCGGTGTCGTTCCGGTAGTCGTCAGGGAGTTTGAGCTGGATCTGGCTGCATACATTTTCCGCGAGCCACTTCACCAGATTGTCGATACTATCAACAAGTAACATGGCGCACCTCCTTAGCCTGTTCTGTTCTGGCGTAGAGCTACCTCAATGAGCCCCATGTCGGTGCCTGAGTTTGTCACGATCATTTCCCGGCCGTCTACATTCAGGAGCCTGCCGGGTTCCATGTCTGCCGGAAAATCCGTCTGCTTTCCCATGAGAAGCATGTCGGCCTCGACGAGTCCGAGGATCTGCCCCTGTTTGAGCTTTACGAGCTGATCGTTGTCCACCACGACGGGGATCTGTTTGCCTTCGACACGGTGAAGCTCTGCAAACTCATCCAGATTGAGGAATACCGTGTCGAGATCCTGCTGGATCTGCTCTTTGAAGGTCACGGGTTAGTCCTCCTGCTCTTTGGCGGCTTTCGCCTTTGCGTCCTCGATCATGGCGATTACTTCTTTTTTGCTCCGGATCTTGCTGGCGTCTACGCCATACGCTGCAGCAGCTTCCCGGAGTTCTGCCATTTTCATTTTGTTGTATGCCGGATTTTCGTCCGGCTCCTGCACATATACCGCGACGCCAGCAGCTACCAGCTCGGCCTCGCGGGCGTCGGTAAGAGAGAACGGAGCCGATCGGCTTGTCATAGCCTCAACGACTCCGTTTATTTTCAGGCCATAAGCGCCTCTAATCATTTTTATCATGGCGGCCTCCTTACTCTGGATCCGCAACGTCCAGATCCGGCGGCAGTTCGTCGTCCTCGGCGCTTGCCTCTACTTCCTCAGCTGCGATCGCTGCGATATAGTCAGCTTTTTTATTGCCCTTGACTTCCACGCCCATTTCAGCCGCGAGCTTTTTCAGCTCGTTATAGCTCCAGCCTTCCAGATCCTTGGCGTCGAGGTGTCCCTTCACCGTCTGCTCCGGTTCCTCGGCCTGCTCCGGTTCGGCGTCGGCCTGCTGTGCAGGCTTCCCGGCAGTTCCGGCATAGATAGCCACGCCCAGACGGACAAGGCGGTCGGCCTGTTCGTCGCTACACTCAAAAGCCCCGCTTTCCGGGGTTTTAAGTGCGTGGCGCTTCACGCCGTTAGCGTCGGTGTAGCAGATCCCGCAGCCTCCGCGGGTTATTCTGATTTTCTTCATGCTTTGCTCCTTTCTGCCGTGCTTAGTCTGTCACGACTCTAGCTGAAATGAACGGGTTTTCATTGTTCGGCATACAAAGAGGCGCGGATTTCAGCGTTACCTCGCGGACGTCGTGAGTGGCGTCGCTGAGATACTTCGGCACGTTCATGCCGGTGTAAGTATGAAACTCGCCGTCGGCCTGCTCCACCTGAGTGATCGCGCCGTACACTGTGCGGCCAGCAGCCGGAGCTCCTACCGCGATAGTGCCCGCCGGGATATAAGGCGTCACGGTGCCGTCCACTTCGGTGTAGTTGTCCTCGTAGCTGAGCACGTCTACCATGTGGCCCTTGATGTTCAGGCGGCAGATCTTCGTTGCGCCAGCCGGAAGGGTTTCAGGATCCACGCCGCCGATCTGATAGTTTCGGTTGTCGAGCAGTTTCAGGATCCACTCGTTGCTCAGGATAATGTCGGCCACGTCAGGAGCCACCAGAACGTCCGTGGCCGGGAGCCCGCGAGAGGTCAGCATGGAGATCATGGACGCCATGTCGCTGATCATCTGCTTTCCGGACGCCTCGGTCGTTGTCCAGTCAGCGGTAGGGGTATAGATCGCCGGGTTACTGTCTCCGTCGAAGTAGCGTACCTCGCGTTCCTCGAAGTGCTCGAAGTCGTCCACATACTCGTCCATGGTGCAGGCGTTTGTAAAGATTACCTGCGCCGCCATGGCTTCCTTGCGTCGCGCGTTCATGCCGCGCAGTTCGTCCAGATCGGCCAGCATAATGACGCCCTGTCTCTGCTGAGGTGTAAGGGTAGGGTAGAGGGCCTCCCCAAAACCGCGCTTTCTCAGGTCGTCAATAGTGAGGGGACGCTTCGGTGCGATATAGGACGGAGTAAAGCGTCTCATGGTGTAGCCGTCGCGCAGGATCGTGATCCCACCTTTTCTGGGAGCTACGAACGGAGCCGCCTTCTTGTGCCCCTTCTTATACTCCACCAGCACGTCGTTGGTGGCGAAAATGTCGGTCGCCGCATTGGTCGGGAAATACCGATCCAGAAGGAACGTGTGCAGAGGCGGGAGCTGCTGGACGGAAGCCAGCAGTGTGTGAGTATCATAAAAATTAAAAGCCATTTGTCTGTCCTCCTTCTTAAATTTCTACCGCGTCAGAGATCAGGATCCCCACGCCGCGCAGTGCTTCCTTGTCTGCTGCGCTGAAAGTGTGCTCAGCGTCCATAATCAGGGCGTTGCTGTTAAAGTGGCCGGTGCGGTACGCTACCGCTGTTTCGTCGTTAGCGGTTCCCACGGTGACGTCCTCGGCCAGCACGCAGTTAGCCGTCAGTGTCTCGTTGGAGACTGCCGCCGTGCCGAGAATTACATATTTGCCGTCTCCGGCAGTTCCTTCGGACAGGGCCAGCACGGTGCCGCGCTTGTAGGTCGTCTCAGCGGATCCCTTGCGGATCACAACGGAAAACGGCTCAGCCGGAGGATATAAACCGTTAATCAGGTTATCATAGCCGACGGTGCCGAGAGTTTCGTCGAGTCTCTTACTCATTTCTGTGTACCTCCTTTGCTTGCGTTATAGGCGTTTACTACCGCCTGAATGTCTGCCGCGTCCTGTTCTTCCTTGGTGGCAGGAGTGCCACCGTTCGGAGCCGCGCCTACTTTGGCGGTGCCGGACGCTGCGCCGTCTGCCGTGTAGTTTGCGAGAAACTGCTGGCCGGACGCCGCACTCTGCTGCATAACACGGAAACAAAGCTCCTGAGCAGTGCAAGGTTTGTCCCCGTACTTGGCGTCATGGACAAGCTGCTGATCCGGGATAGAGGCAGCGATTGAGTCAATGTCTGCGAGACGCTGGCGCTCTGCGGATACGGCGTCAGTGGTCTGAGTCTGGGCTGCGTTTCGGGCTTCCTGCTCGATCTGGCTCACCAGCTCCGGCTCCTGTGCCCTTAATTCTTCGAGTGTCATGTGGTTTTTACCTCCTTCTGTTTTTGTTGCCGCCTTGTTGGTCGGCCTCTTATTTGCCGCCGGACGTTTCGCCGGTTTGGCACTTCTCTGGATCGGGATAGTTCCCGGTACATTGTGCAAGCCCTCAATGTTGTGGCTTACACCGTTGACGTAGAGGACTTTCCGATCTGAGCTCATGCTCATGTCCGGTTCTTCCTCGTCCTCCTTTAAGGCGTCCGCGAAGCCCTTGTCGAGAGCTTCCCGCCCGGTCATCCACGTTTCTTTTGTCATCATGCTGCGCAAAGTATCGACGCCGAGCCCGGTCTTTCCGTCGTAGATTTCAGCGACGGCCCTTTCGCTGGCGTCCATGCCCTTAATGAGCTGCTTCATGTCCTGAATGTTCAGGCTGTCCCAAAGCATGACACTGACGCCGTGGATCATAATCAGGGATCCGGGGTACACGGTCACGGTGTCACCGGCGCACATAATCACACTGGCAGCACTGGCAGCGATCCCTTCCACGACGACATTCACGTCGCCGCTGAGTGCTTTCAGTGCGTTGTGGATTGCGATCCCAGTGTAAAGGTCGCCTCCGCAGCTGTTGAGCTTTACGGTGATGTGGGCTTTATCCTTTACGGCTGCCAGATCCTCCATGAAGCCCTCTGGTGTGATGTAAAGGCCGGGCTCCGGCTCGCCCGTCCACCAGTCGATCGGCTGCTGGCTCATAACGTCGCCGTAAAGGGTGATCTCGCCCTCGTCCTCGCTGACGCTTGCCACATTCCAGAATTTTGTAGCTGTGGCTGTGGGAGCCGCTGCCGGTGCTGGGCCCATGTGCAGGCTATGTGGTGCTTTCATTGGCTGTCCCTCCTTGTATGGATTGTTTGATCTGCTCGCTTATAATAAGGCCACGCAGAGCCTCAGCGCCCCGTCTGCGAGCGTTTTCGGGGTTGTGTGGGTTATTGTCTCCCTCTGCCGGTTCTTCGCCTTCTTGCGGCTGCTGTGGGCCTCCTGAGCCGCTTCCACTTTGGTGCGGATCCGGCGCGTTGCCTCCGAGCTTTTCGTTTTCCCTCTGGAGCTGTTCGACATTGGCGTCCCACTGACCGCCATTGAGTCGGATCGTGCTCTGCTCATGGGTGGAAAAGCCCTCGCTGCACGCGAGGATCTCTGCGGTGATTTCCTTCACCGGATCGAGCTGTCCCTGAGACGGGCCCAGCCACTCGCTGCCGAGATATGCAGCGCGGATCGTTGGGTTGTCGAAAAATCCCGGTGCATAGATACGCCCACGGGCCACGGCTTCGCTCATCCACACTTCATAGCACGGTCGGCAAAAGTCGTCTGCCAGCCATTCCCGGCGCATTTTGAACGCCTTCCACGCTTCCAGAAGGGCGGCGCGGCTGGCAGAATAGGAGCTATTAAACTGTTTCAGCAGAAGATCCGCGGGGACTTCCAGAGCTGCGCCTACCTGTGCGCTGATTGCTGCCACGAATTTGTCAAAGCTGCCGTTCGGGTGCGTCGGGTTTGCAAACTCCACGCTTTCCCCCGGAGCCATGACATTGACTTGGCCCGGCCCCATGCTGTAGTCGTTGGGGCCTTTCGGTTCTCCCGGCACGTCCGGATCCGTCTGGTTGAACGGGTTCTCGTCGGTCGGAGCCTCTGTCTTGATGAACGCGGTATAAAAAGACTCCACCACCGCAGCCATAAGCTCGGACTCCGTGTATCTGCGGATCTGGAGCAGCGGCTCGATCACCTGTGCCAGATAGCTGACGCCACGGTACTGATCCGGGCGCTCGGTGTCAATGATGTGCAGCACGTTGGGAAGTCCGGTGTGCTCCTGATAAGCCAGCACCCGCGCCCATGTTGTCGTCGGCGCTCCGAGTTCAAACGGGTAGTTGCTGCGGATATGATAGGCTACTACCATGCCGTTGCTGTCAACCTCTACGCCGTCGTAGATCGTGTTCCCGTTGTCCGGGTTTCTTCCGGTCGTATAAGTGACAGATCCCCCGGATCCGTAGCCTCCCGGTGTTGCGATCCTGTCTGACTCAATCAGGTGGACGCGCAGCGAGTAGGGGAGCAGCCGGGTGACAGGGTACTGTTTAATCAGTCCGATACAGTCGCCGGATAGGAGCCACGACACAAGGGCGAGCTGCTGGAGCCCGTAGAAGTTGTTCATGCCGGTAGCGTCGCAGGCCCGTTTGTCTTTCGCCCAAAGGTTAAACTCCCGCTCGGTGGTTTTCTGCCATTCTTCGGCCTGCTCCGGCGTGAGTCCCAGCACCTCCCTGTCGATCCGGCTTTTCAGCCGCAGGCCGACACCCACCACATTTGTGCGGTTGGTTTTGATCGCTGAGGTGGCGACGGGGGCGGCCATGTATAGCATACGGGAGCGTTGCCGTAGGGTGTAGTTATTAAAGTCTATATCCTCATGCGAGGATCCGCTGGGAGCATTGAAACCCTTCACGGCCCGCTTCCTCCAGCTGGCCCCAGCTTCCCCGTACCCTTTATTCTGCGGCCGCACGTCGTCGGGCAGATACATTCCCATTTCCTTGTGGTATCTGATTTCACTCACCTCCTTGCATGAAATAAAAAACGGCGCAGCCGTGGAAGCAAAGGAGCGAAAACCTCCTTCGGCCGTGCCGTAGTAAAGCCGGAGTGTTCCGGCATTTGCCCATTACCAGTCGCGCGGGACGACTCCCAACGCTCTGCGAGGGGCTCGCCCCTCCAGTTCAGCCTCCAGCTCCCGGATCCGGGCGCGGAGCTTCTCGATCATGTCCTGAATGTCTTTCAGGGCGGTACTGTAATATTGAATATTGCGGGATCCGATCCCGTAGCTTTGCACGCCGTTCTTTGCCAGCATGTCAGCCTCGCGCTCCAGATAGGCGTCCAGCCTCCGGCGCGTGGTTTCGAGCTCCTGCTGTATGGTCGCTTTTGATCGTGCCATAGTGTTGCCTCCTTACCATTCGTCAAAATACTGCGCCGCGCTGTTTTGTCGGCGCTGCGGTGCTGCAGCCTTTTTCGGTCGCGGATTTTCTGGCATGTTTCTGAGCCTGCGCTCCACGGCCTCCATGTCCGGGTTGAGGATCCGGAAACCTCCGAGTGCATAGTTCCGGCAGTCGAGGGCCTCGTTTCGTTCATGTCCGGGGATCTTTACCCACGCCCAGCGGTTCCCCCGCTTGGTCTGGGTAAGTTCCAGCTTTTCAGACAGTAGCCCGTTGAAATAATAAGAGTCATACCCGTAGACTTCGCCGCGCGGGAAATGGCAATATTTCGCGCCCGGCTCCTGCACCTTTATGTTTGACATGATCGCCTCTTTCCCGGCGTCTACGCCGAAAGTGTAGAGCCAGCAGGTGATCCGTTTGTTGTCTTTGATCGCCACCTTTGAGGGTGGCGTCACAAAGGGGATTCCGTCGCCGCCTTTTCCTTTGATAGCAAAGACGCGCTGGTTTTTCCGGTCCCGGCAGCGTGTATAAACTTCTTGCGTATAGTGGCCGCCAGAGTCTACGCATGTGATCGAGATCCGGAGCCCCCGCTTGCTGTCTTTGAAGCGGTAGACATGCCCGATCACGTCGTCGAGCTGCTGCCATACGTCGTCGGTGTCCGGCTTTCCCATGATGTAGCCTTTTTTTATGCCCCATGTTTCACCATAATAGCCATGGCCCACGACTTCGTACTCCAGCCGGTTGTCCTGCGTATCGACGCCGCAGGTCAGCACAAGCACGCCCTCCGGCAGCTCCACCGGGGATCCGTCTGCGTTGGTTCCGTAGTCCTCCCGGCGTGCCAGCATGGTGTCCTCGTCGATAATGCCGCCGCGATCTTCCCAGAGTTCGCCCAGCAGCGTGTTGTAAACAACTTTCAGCTTTTGCGGCTCGTCCTTTGCCTGCAAAAATTTGAGGACGATCTTTTCCCATGGCGTCCATGGGGACGAGAAGGCATTGAGCCAGAAGGAACGCACGCCGGTGTTGTAGGCGTCCGGGTTTTCTGCGATCCACTTCGCGGGCTGTCGGCGCATGGTTTCCTCTGGTACGAGGCACCCGCAGTTTGGACAGGCCCATGAGATCGGCCCGTCTATGCTGTACACCTTTTTCCCGCGCACCTTTTTGACGGTGTGCTTGTAGTGGATCCGGTCGAATATGATCTCGCCATACTCGCCGCACTCCGGGCATTTGTGGCACCAGCGTTCCTGTGTGCCTTGGTAGTAGCTGCTCTCAATATTTGAGGCCCCTTTTATCGTCGGGGTTGATACCTCGACGGCCTTCGCGTTGTAAAAGGTGGTCTGTCTGGCTTCTGCCAGAGCCCACGGATCGCCCTCGGTTCCGGCGCTGATCGCCCAGCGGTCGCGCTCGTCGCCGATAATGTAGCGGGCGGGAGTGGAAGCCAGAGCCGACGGACTATTGGATCCCGTGATTGTCAGCATACCGCCGGGGAAGGATTTCTGGAGTATCGTGTTCCCGGAGTCCTTCGCCTTAATATCCGAAACCTTAGCTTTCAGCACTTGGCTGTCCCGGATCATGGGGGCGATACGCAAGCGGGAAAATTTGCGGGCGTCGTCGAGTGTTGGCTGCACAAAAATAATGGAGCCCGGATCTTGGTCTATGATGTAGCCGATCACGTTCAGCTCCAGTTCAGACTTACCCACCTGAGACGCTGCCACCATGACGATTTTTCGGATTTTCGGATCCGTGAACGCTTCCATAGGTTCCCGGAGATATGGAGTTCGTGACGTGCGCCACGGGCCTGCCTCTGCTGAGGTTTCCGGGGAAAGTCGCCGGTGCTTGTCGGCCCACTCGGCCACCGTCAGTTCTTCCGGCGGTTTGAAGTTTTGGACTGCTGGGCCTATGGCCGCGTTCAGCCTCTTGGCGGCTTTTTTACTCGTCGGCTTCTTCATCTGCGAGCGCGTCGCTCCAGCCTTCGCGATCCCTCACGCGCCGCCGGTATGCTTCGGGATCGTATTGATAGCCCGCGAGCTCGTTCAGTATTTTGTAGCACTCAGCCCGGATCAGGGCCGAGGCTTCGTTGGCGCTTCCTGTCTGCACAACGTCCATGGCGAGGCGGCCGGGGAGTGCCATTATCATGCTGCGGGCGGTATAAACGAGGTCGTTCGTCATGGCCTCCACGTCCTCGCTGCGGTGCATTTTCCCCTCCAGCTCTTTAAGCTGGAGCTCGGCGATCTTGGCCTTGCTCTGTTTTAGATCTGCCTCTGCCCGCAGTTTGTCGGCCTCCGCCTTTACGGTGTCGGCTGTTTTGGCCTCCTTCCCATTTGCCCGATCGCGTAGGTAACGAATGTATGCCTTGACGGTCGGGAGAAGGTCAAACTTGTAGGGCCTCTGTGACGCCGCCGGGAGAACACCCTCCTTTGCGAGCTGCTGCACCCGCCGGGGATCCAGCTCAAAAAGTTTAGCCATGATCTCCGTGCTCTGTAGGTTCTGTTTCGGATTTTCTGCCATAGCGTCACCTCCTTTCCGTGCGGTCAGGCGAAACGAAACGGCCTGAAAAAAATTTTCTGAGTCTGCGCGTGTTTTGGGCTCGCCAGCACCGCAGGGCTTTTCGGAGCGTCACAGTACCTTCCGGGCGGCCCGCTCGGTTTTGGTTCGGCCTCGCCTTTGGGCTGGCTCGGCCTCTGGCCTGTGTGTCCTTATCTCTTTGTTTCCCTGTGTTGTGGCCTTTTATTTCTTTTTTTCTTTGTGGCTTCGCTCGCGGGCTCGGCCTCCCTTGCTGCCCGGTGCCTTGGCCCGCCTTCCTGCTGGCTACTTCATGGCCTGCTCTATGTGGTGGTTGAAGCGTTCGCCCAGCTTCTCGTTGATTGTCTGCTCGATAGTCTCGCGGGCTCGGCCGTCAATCATCTGCGGCACCGACAGGGTACGCACTGCCTCGATAGGAGAGCGGCCCTCTCCGGTGCGTTGGTAGGGAAGGACAGCCCCGCCTTTGCCAGCGGTCAGGAAGGTGTCGCTGCTCATAGCTGTACGCTGCCCTTTTATGATTGTCACCTTCACGGTGTACTTTCTGGGCGGCCTTACCATGGCAACGGGAGAGCCCCCGGCTATCAGCTGGCCCGGTATTCTGATCGGCTTCTTTTGCTGTGCAGAAGGCCGAGCTTTGGGACTCATTTTGAAGTGAGTCGGCGTCAGGGTTCTGCCCTTATATTCCAGCGTCGCACCGTCCACGGATATTCCAGCGACACGGATTGAAGTCTTTCCTCGCTTCGGTTTCTTGGCTGCGTCCTTTATGGCCGCGGTGTCTACGCCGTAGTGCTCGCGGATCCCTTTGGACACCCAGCCGGGGCCTCTGCTCGTGAAGTCTGATACCGTTCGCTTGATCGCTACTTCGCCGCCGTCCTTTAGCTTCTGGAGCCTTTTCACTATGTCGCCTGCTCCAGAGTAGGAGACTGTAAAGCTGCCACTCGTTCGCCGGGCTGGGCCCGTCCTGAATAGGTCACTCATGGCCTGCCTCCTTTCCTTTGAGAACGGAAAAAACCGCCCAGAGCCTTGCAGTGTCTCCAGACGGTTTCCGCTGTTTTATAGTGTAGCACATGGGTTTGTCCCTTTTTATCCCCTTTTATCCCTTTTTATCCCCTTTTATCCCCTTTTGTCCCCGCGTCCCGGAAACACTGATAAAATGGGCGTTTGCAGCTATTTGTAGGCAGCATTTTGGACTCCATTATTTTGTTAATAAAAATTTAATAATTATTTTTGCCCGGTTTTCCACATTGTCCTCCTGCTGCCTGTGGACAAAAAATGCCCGCCTCCGGCCTTTTGTGGCTTTTGGCGGGCACTAAAAACTTTCTATTTCGGTGTGTATATTTTCGCCAGCGATTGCAAAGCAGAGCCGTGGATCTTAAATGTCCGCTTTAGGTACCGCTTTTCGTGTTCTTCGTAGTCCTCCATATCTCCGAACAGGGCAGCGCATACCGCCCACCACCTTGCATGATCGAAGTATCTCATTTCAATGACGGTTTGCTCGTCCGGGTTTCTCATTTTACCGATCAGCAGCTCCAGCTCCATGCGTTCGTCGTATTCCTCCTGCTGCATGTCACGGATTGCCTGAATAAGCTCGTCCTTCTGTACGACTTGCCTTTCCGTTTTGCTGGATCCGTCCCCGCTGCCTCCCGGCAGGCCGGTGAGGTTCGGGCTGGAAGGTGAGCCCATGACGGACTCCAGATACACAAGCCGCTCGATCTTATTCTCGATCCGGCGCTGGAAGGTCGCGTAGTGCTGCAGCTTCTCCTTTATTGCGTCGGTTTCCTTCGGCTGCTTTCCTCCTGCCGCCTGTTTTTTGTGCCCCATGGGCCCCGCCTCCTTTCAGTTGCATTTACTCAAAAATCCCCTCGAATACCTCGCGGGGCTGTTCGGATCCTTTTCTTATGAGCCGGATCCCGGTTGTTTTCCCAGTGGTTCTTATGTAGCGCCTCACGATCGTGTCCACAAATGCGGGCTCCATTTCCATGAGGAACGCCTGCTGCCCGACGCTCTCGGCGGCGATCAGTGTCGTGCCGGATCCTCCGAATGTGTCGAGGACACCCTCAGCCCACTGGGTATTGTCCAGCAGCTTCTCCAGTATTTCGACGGGTTTCTGCGTCGGGTGCAGCTCATTCCCGGAGCGTGTGGCCTCCAACACGTTGCCGTAGCCTTTGTGATTGTCCCACTTTGGTTTTGTGCGGTGCGCAAACATGATGAGCTCGTGTTGTGTTCTCCAGCCCATTCCCATGCCAGGGCTTTTCTTATTCCACACAATCATATTTTTGACGCCCAGCCCGGAGCTTTCCACGAGATCGAACAGATACACCCACATTCTCCAGTCCGTGAAAATGTAGGCCACAAGCCCGTCAAAATTTTGGAGCACTTCACGCATAAGCGACTGATACCCGCGTGTGCTGAGCGTGTCGTTCGCTATTGTGACGGCCTTTCCATTTTCGTCTTTCCTCTTTGTTCCTATGCTCCCAGAAGTTCGCCCAGACTCCTGAAAACCGCCGGAGCAGTAGGGCGGATCGGTGAGCAGGATCTCCGGGCGGGCTCCGTCGAGCAGCAGATCCATGTCTGCGCGATTGGTAGAGCTTCCACACACAACGCGGTGGCGGCCGAGGATCCAGAGGTCGCCTTTCTGAGATATGACGGCCTCTGCCTCCGGTGTCTCCGGTATGTCGTCCGGTTCGCTAAGGTCATTGTGAAGGGCTTCGGACAGGGCAGTGACGAGGCCCTCCACCTCGTCCTCCGTGTAGCCGGTCAGTTCCATGGGGATCTCCCCGGTGTCTATGTCTGCGAAAATATCGGCCAGTAGCTTATTGTCTGTCTCTGCCAGCTCTGCGATCCGGTTGTCTGCCACCAGATCGGCGTATTCCTCCGCTTCGTTGGTGTAGTTCTGGTAGTCCACCGGTGCCTCTTTCATGCCCTCCAGACGAGCAGCGAGAAGGCGGCCGTGTCCTTTCACGATAAAGCCGGAGCGTTTGCTGATCGTGATCGGCTGCCGCCACCCGGTTTGCCGGATAATGCGGCCGAGTAGCTGGATCTGAGCGTCCGGGTGCTGGTTTGGGTTCTTTGGGTTGGGTACCAGCGTTTCAATGTCCACCACTTTGTCGTGGGCGCAGAATACAGGCACGCCGTCGGCGTATGCTTTCGGCTCTGCCTCTGTTTTATAGTCCATTTATTTGTCCTCCTGCCTTCCGCTGTTTTCTGCCTCTGCTCTGATCTGGCTTCTGGCCTGCATGATCCGTTCACGGAGTTGCCGGTCTGTCTCGCCTTCCTCGCGCTTGATCCCGTATTCTTTGGCGAGCAGCTCCAGAGCGCGGCCTCCTGCTGCCTGCGGTGTCCATGCTCCGATCGCCTTCGCCTGCCGGATAATGCGGCGATCTATGGCTTTGCGGCGGTGCCTTCTTTTTATGTGGGCGATCAGAATGACGAGGGCGGCCACTCCGCAGATCAGGCACATAAGCACGAGCGGGAGCCAAAACAAGCCGAGGACTACGCCGATCCAGCTTATCCTTACCACTCCGATCACTTTCAGGAATACAAGGACGATCCAGAGAAGGGCAGAGGCAAGGGCGTATAAAATCCATATACCGAGCGGGTTGTTATTTTCGTGCATTTCTTTTCGCCCTCCTTCTTTGCTCCCGGTTCCCTCCGGGCTTTCTCCTGTTTCTGGGATAGTCTGACAAAAATCCCGCTTTTATGGCGCACTCCGTACAAAGATAGGTGACGTCCTGCGCCTCTTTGAGCTTGTCGGCCGCGGGCATTTTCCAGCACTTCTGGGCGCAGAGAGGGCAGTCGATCAGTTCCCAGTCCGGGTGCTTTTTCTTGGTGTCTCCGTTCAGGTTCTTGTCGAGCGGCAGGCAGAGGATCCCGCCCTTGTCGCTGTATTTTCTGGGTGTGAGATCGAAGCCGTGGGCCCGGAGTTTCTCGCGGGTTTCGTTTTTGACTTCCTCCTGCAAAACTTCCACGACGTCCACCTGCTCCAGCGTCAGGCAAAAGGCCCCTTGTGGCTCCCACTTCTTTGCCTTCCATGCCTCTGTAAAGCCTTCCAGTGTATCGTAGAGGCAGAGCCCGGCCGCTGTTTCCGTCTGGTAAGTCGTCTGCATGACGGCCTCGTCGTCCGGCTCGTCCCAGCCGTAAAGGTGCCAGCTCTCCCGGTTGTCGTAGTCCCACTGGGAGAAGTAGAGCGTGTGCCCGTCAATAGGCCAGCCGGTGCCTTTCACGGTTCCTTTTATGATTTTCAGTCTATATTGCACGGTGTTGTCCTCCTTATACTTGTACTGGGAGGGCCGGAGCCCTCCCTCTGGTTTTTGGTGATATGTCGGGCTTATGCGATTATGGTTATCTGCTCCCTGTTTGGAATGTCTGCCAGAGCCTCCACGAGATAGCTCTTTACATTGTCAACGGCCACCGCCTCCCAGCGCCCACCGTCGGCAGCTACCAGCTTAAAGAAGGGAGCGCCTCCTCTGCCCTCGGTGATCCGGAAAACAAACTCACTTTCCGGCTGTTCTACCTCCAGAAACGTGCGGTAGGGGATCAGTCTCACCGGGTTGGGAATAATGGCGTTTTCTTTCTTCGTGACGCCGGTTTTCATCACAACTTGCTGGCTGATACCGTCGTCCGAGAATGTGGCCTCCTGCGTGCTCACGATATTACTCGCCACCTTCGTGACGTCCTCCCGTTCCTCGCTGGGAGCGAAACACGCCTGCATAGATACGAGGAAAGACTCCTGATCGTACTCCTGCCCGTATTCAAAGCGGGGCAATAGTGCGTTGACCTCAAAGAGCGTCTCACGATCCCGCTCCGGCAGCAGGCCGGAGTAAAGCAGCACTTTGGTGGCGCTTACTACCTGAATAATCATGCGATCCCGCAGTTCTTCCCGACTTTCCTTTATGTAGTCCACCAGCGAGGTGAGCGTGGTCGCTCGGATCGGCTCTGCTTTGTCTGCCTCGTCGTAGCGTTTGAGGGATTTCGTGCAGTACGTCCGGCCGTTGATCTCTATGGTTTCCGGTTTCTCTGCCTTTACGGCCAGATCTGTGATAAATGCGATCGCTTCTCTAATTCCTTCCATGGTCTCGTCCTCCTTTTCTTATGCCTGCGCCGTGGCGCGTTCCATTACTACGATTTTGCCGCCGTTTTTCGGTTGTTCTTCGGTCTGTCCGTCAGCTGTCCGGCGGTCGTCCTCCGGTTCGTATATTTCCCCAGTTACCGGATCGAAGTCCTTACCGGGTATCAGGCGGCCTGCTGCCTCCGGATCTGGATCTTCCTCTGCCTGCTGCCGTGGCTCCGGCTTCCTGCGTCTCATATCAATGGGAGCACCGGTTGGAATGTCCTGCTCCCGCTCGGCCTCTGCCAGTTCGGCCTCCTGCTGCCCGGCGGCTTCCTCCTGCTGCGGTTCTTCCTCTGTGAAGTCTGAGAGGTTCATCTGCCCGCGGATCTGGCCGTCATACTCGGCGATCTCGATCTGTCCGGTTCTCATGTTGACGCCCATCACCATTTGAGTGTCGATCGCCTCCGTGGCTGCGAGCTTGGTCGTGACGGAGATCTGTGTGTTGATTACCTGACGGCTTTTGTTCGGCGCGAATTTTATCGCTATATTGATCTGTCTCTTGGTGGTGGCCTCTGTGTTCGGGTTCTGAATGTTCTCGGCCACCTGCATGAGCGCCTCGTTGAGTTTCTCAGCGAAGGCCCCGCCTGCCAGTCTTTCGAGATTGATCTGGCTCGCTACTTTCTGCTTTGCCATTGGTTTTCCCTCCTTAAAAAATGGTATTTGCTGCAATTATGAGAAGCACAAGCGCCACGAAGGTGATCGTGATGTGCCCGCGCTTCTTGTCGCTGATCGGCGGCTTTGGTTCCCCTACGATAAAGATCAGGCATACAAAAGCCGCAACGCCCAGCAGAATGTTAAGGGCTGTCATGTCTTGCCTCCTTTCTGAGCTTCCGCAGCCTCCAGCGGCTCGGCCCGATATATTTCATGTGATCCCAGTATTTCGGGTTCCAGCGGCAGCCGGGGCAGGCGTTTTCTCTGTCTCCTTGACAGCCTACGCACTCGTGAATCTCCCCGCACTCGTCGAAGCATGGCCCGAAGATACACCGGAGCCCGAACACGATCAGGGCCACCATGACAGCGCCGACTATGGCCGCGCTTGCTAAAATGATTATGGCGAAAACTGCTATTATTGCGTCAATCATTGAGGAAGCTCCTTCCTGCGCCATACCGCTTCGGTAGCCGTGGAGTGTGTGGAGCGTCTACGCCCGCAGGTTTCCACCACGCCCATGTCTTTGAGTTCTGAGAGTCTGGGCGCTACATAGTTGCGGTTGTAGTAGGGGATCCGGCCAGCCTTCACCAGCTCGTCCGTGATTTCGCTCACGGTCATGCTCCTGCTACCGAGTGTTTCAAGGATCAGGCGGCTGCGCTCCTTCACTTTGGGGATAACGGCGTCATAGCTCGCCCTCCGGGTTTCCTTTGTGGTTTTGTTTGTTCCCATGAAATACCTCCTTTTCTGCCTTCCATGCGATAGCAGAACGTCCCGTCACGCTGCACTCGCGTTTTCCGGCGTTTCTTATCAGTCCAGCCGCCTGCGCTTTGGTTAAGATCGGGCCCACGTCGCTGCGGCTTACCTGCTGCCCCCTATCTGACAGGGTGGCGGCGATCTCGTTCGCGGTCATGTCCCCGTCTCTTATTAAATCCAGCGCCATGTCCCGGAGACTCTGAGCCATGTCTTTGCTGCGCCAGATAACGACGGCCGAAGGGAAGGGAGCGGAGCATGGCCGCCCTTTGGCGTCTTTTGTTGGGTTTCCGTCCTCGTCTGTGAATGTGAGCCTCCCGCGGATAAAGCGCACCTCGTCGGCTTTTCCGTGGAATATGTAGTCATGGAAGTAGGACGTGTCCGTACGGGCCGGTATGAGCATTACCACCAGAGTGCCGGGTTTCTTGCTTTCCTCGTAGCCCTTCCTTACCCATTCATTGATCTGGCGGCCGTAGGGTGGATTACAGAACACGCGACACCCCCCCCCCAATCCGCTTTCAGGCCGTCGTCGGCCGGTGTGAAATATCTCGCGCACTTGGCGCTTTTATCGGTGGCGGCCGGATCAAGGTTAAAATGAAACTCCTGATCCAGCTCGCTGAAAAAGTCGGCCGGAGTACACCAGCCCATGTTTTTGCTGCTTAATAGTGCTCCGTTCATGTCAGTGCTCCTTTCTCATGCCTTCACGGCGGCCATGTGTACCGCCGGGCCGTGTTGTGTCTCTGCTACCTCTGCCAGCGTGAGGATCGGGCAGCCTTCGCCCAGATTTCGGCACATGTTCCGGGTGGTTTCCTTATCCATATAGGCCCGGATCGGCTCGCCGGTTTCGCTGTCTTTGAGGATCCGGCTCATAATGCTGCAGCAGGCTTTCCCTTTGTGTTCTCCGAAAAGCTGGATCCCGCTGCACTCATGGCACCATTTTCTTTCAAAATTCATAGCGTTTCCTCCTGCTCCCCATATTCCAGCTCTATGCCTTCCAGCAGTTTGAGCACTCCGGCGATATACTGCACCCGGAAGGGTTCGAGCTCTGCCTTGTTCATGTGTTTATGTCCGTACAGTTTCCGCATATCCCGCCACACGCCCCACGGCACCCGGTAGAAGTCTTGAAGCTCGACGCTCACAAGGATAAAGACGGCAGCGCCGAGGCGGTCGTGCTCTGAGAGGCTGTTCAGCTGCTCCTGCGTCAGCCTGTTATAGTCGATCCGGTCGCTGTCCGTGTGTTTTGCCTCGAATACGACGGCCCGGCCTCCCGTGAGGGTTCCCTTAAAGTCTGGCTGTCCCGCTTTGATGTAGCAGGCGAGAAACTGCCCCTGCCGGTTCGGCGGCCTGAGCGGTCGCATGGGCTCCGGCGTCTTTTCAATGAAGGCCACGCCCTTGTCCTTGTACCAGCTGAGGCTTGCGGCGATCATATTCTCGAAGTGTTCACCCGCTCGCTTGCTCTGGAGTCCCCTCTGGCTGCGCTGGACGTTTGAGAGGGCGGCGGCAGCAGTCGGATCCGGATAGCCCTCTGCATTTTTCCCCGGCACATAGTCCCAGCTCACGCCTCAGCCTCCACAGTGATGTCGTGGCCGCGGTTTCGTCTGAGCTCTGCTGCCAGCTCGACGATCACCTCTCCGCTGATCCGCACGGTGGTGGACTCAAAGGCGGCGACTCCGTTTATTGCTCCGGCATGGGTGGGAAGGACGAGAAGGGCGTCGCCCAGCTCTTTGTCCTCCTGCCGGTTTTTCTCCTGCTCCCGGAGGCGGTAGAGGTCGGCGGCGTCTTTTACCGGGATCCCGTGCTCCTTGGCGTAGGTGATTTCTTTTTTCATGCCTTCGCTCGGATTGTTTATGCCGTACACCCATAGCTCGTCGCACATGTCCAGCAGCGCGATCCCCAGCTCCATGCCCACCTCCCGCTCCTGCGGTATGGTGTCGTCAAGAAACTGGGTGCAGTAGACATGAGGCGCGATCGGTATCACGTCCGGCCAGAGATCCACCGCCTCCCGGCAGTAGCCCTGTGCCTTCTGAATATTCTTTTCAATGTCCCCACGGAGAGGGGAGCAGATATATATAAGCCTGTTTCTCATGGTTTGGCTCCTTTCTGGCAGCAGGCGTCAAGCCTCTGCCTGATAATTTCGCAATAGTCCGGGTTAATCTCTATCCCGATAAAGTCCCGGCCCTCCTGCTCGGCCACGGCCCCGGTGGTACCGCTTCCGGCGAAGGGATCCAGAACAGTGTCGCCGGGCCTGCTGCCCGCTAATATGCACGGCCTCACGAGTTCCTCCGGGAATGTAGCGAAGTGTGCGCCCTTATATGGCCGGGTGGCGATTGTCCAAACACTGCGGCGGTTTCTTTTCCCGCTTTCGTTTGGTGTGAGTCCGTGGCTTTCCCGCTCCACAGTGGCACTGTTGTTCTGTGCCCGGTCATGGGTGTAAGCACCGCCTCCCCTGAATGTCCGGGAGTTTCCGCGCCTTCTGGCGTTGGGTTTTCCCGTTCCAGCGCTTCCAGCTGGTGCAGCGTTATAAAATCCCACAGCTGGCTCTTTCACTGCTTCGGCGTCGTAGTAGTAGCGGGAGCTTTTGCTCAGAAGAAAGATGTACTCATGTGCCCGTGTTGGCCTGTCTTTTACGCTTTCCGGCATGGCGTTGGGTTTCTGCCAGATAATGTCCGATCGGAGATACCAGCCGTCTGAACGGAGGGCGAAGGCCAGCAGCCACGGGATCCCGATCAGGTCTTTGCGTTTTAGCCCGTTCCCTTCGGTTGTTCGTCGGATCTGGCTTTTCTTTTGCCTGGCGCTTTGTATGTTCTCTGCTTTTTCGTTGAATACTCCGTCCCGGTTTCTGCCTTTTCCACTGGCTGCGTAGCTGTCCCCGATATTCACCCAGAGGGTGCCATCATCTTTCAGGACTCTGTGGACTTCCCGGAAGATCTTCACGAGGTTCTCAATGTACCGATCCGGCGTATTTTCGAGCCCGATCTGTCCGTCTGCGCCGTAGTCTCTCAGCCCGTAGTAGGGTGGTGAGGTTATGCAGGTGCGGCAGCAGGAGTCTGGGAGCTTTCTCAGGGCGTCCAGTGCGTCGGAGTTTATGATCTTGTTCATGTGTCGCTCACCTCCCCGACTTCCAGTGCCAGCGGATCCGCAGCAGCCAGAGCCTCCCGGCGGTTCCAGCCAGAGAGCGCGGCATAATACTGTTCGCGCTTCCTCCGGTCGCTTTCCCGGTCTGCGAGCTTTTTCTGCCCTTTGTCCGGCAGAGAGGCGGCCACGGCGTCGATCTGTGTTGTCAGTTCTCCCGGCGTCATGTCTCTGGCCTTTTCCCGCTCGTACATGGGCGTGTACTGCTGCATGAAGGCCACCCGATCCATGCCGGGCTTGCTGCCTCCCCAGTGTCCCCGGTGCATTTCCCATAGATTGCTCCAGCCGATCGCCTCCACGGCGCGGGCCACAAGTGGCGGGAGCTGCTGCTTTAGATCTCCGTGGTTAAATTCTCCCTCGGAGTAGAGCAGGTCACTGACTGCGAGCCACGCCTGATCCGGAGCTATGAGATCCGGGTGTGCAATCTCCAGAAGGATCTCCCGGAGTTCTGCCACGCTGGGCGGCCACTTGCTTGTCGCTATGTGCTTTTTGACGGCCAGCGCCACCAGAGGGGCGTCCACGTCCTCAAACATCATAGCCCAGAGGCTCACGGTGGCCTTTACGCTGTCGGCGTCCCTGAATTTGTCATAGTTCGGGTATGCGGTGACGACGATCGCCACAAGCTGAGCTGCGTCCTTTTTTGTCATAAGTCGTCGCCTCCTTCCTCGCCTGCGATAATACCGGCCAGCACGTCCATGGTGTTGACTCGTCCGGGCCGCTCAGGCTGCGCCTGCTGCCTTCCGGGTGCCTGCTGCCGGTTGCCGGTGTATTTGCCTTCGAGCACCTTCGCCATGTTCCCGGAGTTCATCAGCCAGTTAAAGTCTGCCGTCCAGTTCCGGTCATTTCTGCCTTTCAGGAACGGGGAGGCTTCGGCTTTCTCGAATAGTTCGCGGAAGGCGTTCAGGTCTTGCCCGTATTCCTTCCAGCGGGCAGCGATCGCCTTTTTCCGGTTTTCACTGATTTTTCTCAAAACCGGGTAGCTCTTGCAGATTTCGTGATACATGTCAACGATCTGCCGGAAGGGAGTCGGCCCCGCAGACATAACGCTGTCAAGCGTTTCACTTTCTTTCTCTGGTGTAGTCTGGTCTGGTGTAGTCTGGTGTAGTCTGCCTCCGGTTTCTTGCTGGCTGTTTCCCGGCTTGTCCGTCGGCTGTCCTTCGGACTGTCCGGCGGTCGTCCTCCGGTCAGCAGCGGCAGCAGCGCGGCGTCTCCGGGATCTCTGTTTTTCCGCTTCCCGCTGGTCGATCAGCTTACCCGCGTACTCGTACCAGTCGTGGATCTCCAGCGTTCCGTCCTCGGTTATGTCCAGAAAACCGGCGCTTTTCATGGCCTCCACGAAGGTGTCCGGTTCCTTGTTCCACTGAGCTGCTCTTGCTATGTTCCGGTTGCTGATCCCTTCCAGCGATCCGCTCGGTGCGTTGTCCAGCGCCCAGAGCCAGAAGGACGTTAAAAGGCCCAGCATGTGAGGCGGTTCGATCTCCAACTCGTCGGCAGCCGCCAGCAGCTTTCTGTGATCTTTAAGTTGTTGGTGAACTTGGATCCATGCCACTGTGAGCACCTCCTTTCACGGTCGCCTTTCGGCTTATTTCTGTATGTTCTCCGGTCTGTCCGGCGGTCGTCCTCCGGTCAGTTAAACGGGAGTTCGTCGTCCACACCGTCCGGGATCGACATGAAACCGTCTCCGGTGTCTGCCTGCTGTGCGCTGCCATTTGTACCGCCTCCCTCGTAGTTGCTGTCTGCAAAGTAGATCCGGGAGGCCGTAACCTCTACCGCTTTGCGGTGCTTTCCGTCATTGTCCTGCCATTTTCTCGTTGAGATCCGTCCCTCGACGACTACCTGCCGCCCTTTAGTGAGGTATTTCCCGCAAAAATCGGCCCATTTATCCCAGCAGACAACGGGGATATAGTCGGGAGGGGTGTCCTTCTTTTTGCTTGGCACCGGCACGGCCAGATCGAAGCGTGCTACCGGGGTGCCTCCGGTGGTGTATCTGATTTCCGGCTCCTGAGCCAGACGGCCTAAAAGGCCCACATGATTAAACATTTTAGTTTCCTCCTTGTCCTTGCCTTCTTGCTGCGTCCAGTGAGTTGCAGATCTCGTCATACTGCGCCCGTGTCAGCATGTGGGGATCCTGCTGTCCATATTTCTGCCGGATCCGGTCGTCGATCTGCTGCTGCGTGTAGCCTATATCCTCGCCTTTCCGGTACATGCGGGCGAGCTGGGCGTCGGTGAGCGGTTTCTGAGCCCCTGTGTGCCCGTTTGAGGCGGGTTTTTCTGCCTGCTTGGTATTTCTGCCCGCCGGGCTGTTTGGAGGCGCTGTGCCCTGATTTTGGGCCGCTGGCTGGGCCTGTGGAGGCTGCGCTGCTCCCGTGAGGTTCTTCATGTCCGGATCGTCCTCTCCTTGGTCGATCCCGAATTTCTCAAAAAGGTAGTATTTCAGGCAGTAGGTCAGGGCGCTGCCTTTTGCCTTGTCCGGGCCGCCGTCGTTGGTTCCGATCGCGTGCAGTGTAACCTCCAGAATGTCCTCCGGTTGTCTGCATTAGTCCATCGGATCGTGAGATCTTCCTCATACACCCAGACGAC